ACAGCACCCTCATAGCTCGAGGGAATAGGTCTTGGAGTCGGTCGGAATGAGGTGTGAACAGCACCTCGTCCCCGGCTCTGAGGCCGATGGAGCGGCTCCCGGTCGTCACGGTGGCAGCCCATCGGTCGACCCCGGATCGTCTGTTGATCAGGTCCGCTACGGCGTCAGCGTCAGCATCTCGAGAGATCGGGGAGTTGACCTCGATGGGCGACGAGTTGAGGCCCTGGGTCTTCGAGCGGATCTCCCGGTAGGGAGTGATCATGTCGTTGCGGCGCTCCGCGCTGAGGCCGCTGGCGAGGTCGACGAGGTTCAGCGGAGCCCGGTTGAATGCGTACCTCAGGTTGAGATCACGGCGGCGGATCCGTCTGAGGTGGCGCACCTCGGATTGGCCTGGGGCGGTCGACAGGTCGAGGGTCTGGACCGGCGACCATCGCGCGTCCTTGCCGAGGATCGAGCCCAGGCTTGCCAGCACATCGATGTTGGCTCTCCCCCTCTTCCACTGGACATTGCGGTACGCCGCGAGCGCCCCGCCCACCTTGAGATTCGCCGTGTAACGTGCGGCGATGTTCCCGGAGAGGTTGACTGTGTGCCACCGACCGGCCGGGATGAACAGCCCCACATTGTTCCCGAGCACCGGATCGAAGAGGGCGTTGTTCGCGCCGGTCGGGTTGGGGTACCAGTACAGGATGCCGGCAGGACACTCGAGCAGCTTGATCCTTTCGGTGTTCTTGACACCCCCTGACGGCATGCAGTGGAGGTAGATGTCCAGATCCATGCTCCAGGCTCTCCCAGAGCCCGTAGAAGCCGGTCTGTGGGTGATCTCGATCCCAGAGGTCTCCAGGGTCCTGGTCCCGTCCACAGAGGCCACAGGAGGTAGCAGAGGGAATGGCCTGATGGCTCCGGTCGGGTGAAAGTGCCAGTTCCAGCCCGAGGGGTCGATCAGCTCCATCAGAAGCTCGTCGGTCGACGGGATCTGCTGGTGCCTCGAGGTCCCCGCGAAGCACGGGAGCTGTAGCCTCAGGCGCTCGAGCAGCGGCTCGTCCATGTCGATATTATCGGCCCTGTCCGATATGGTCTTGAGCAGGTCCGCGAGGCGCACACCGCCATCGTGACTGTGGATGGTCGCGGGCTCCGCGAGCACGGTGGCCTCGGTACCGTCCGTGGTCCGGTTCAGCGCCAGACCGCTCTTGGATCCGATGGCCTTGGGGTTGCTGAGCGATCCTCCCCTGGCTCTCGAGACGGGGCCGAGGGCCTCGACCTGGGTCGGGTTGGCCAACTCGTCGGAGAAGCGGTAGAGGCTGTGGAGGTAGTCGACGAGATCGAGCGGGAGCTGCCGGCCGAACAGGTTCAGGGGCATGGGTACGGAGGCGAGAGAGGAGTCTCCCTGTCCCGAGGCCACCCACTTGTGTCCAGCGGCGTGTGTGGCGTCGTTGTTGCCCTTTTCGTCGGCGCTGGTGTTTCCGTCATAATCCTCCATGTGCCAGAGCCCGACAAGGCCCGGAACGTGGGCGGGGATCCGGTTCTGGAGGACGGCCGAGGCCTCGGCCTGATCGATGAAGCGGTTGAACACCGCGAAGTCGGCTCTGGAGCGCCTGAGGACCACACGGCCGGCCGGGAAGTTCCCGGTCTGGTTCCCGCCCTCGATCAGTTCGCCGTCGACCATGAAGTAGCTATTTTTGGCGTCCTGAGCGTAGACGAGACGATGGACCTCTCCCATCGCCACGGTGTTTCCCAGGCGGCGGGCCGGGAGGCCGTCGATCAGGTCCGCGAGGGTGTTTACGGTGGATGTGCGGCGGAACATGAGAGCGATGGTGTACTCGTTGGACAGGGCCGGCCATCCAGCTCGAGGGATGGTTGTGGTCCCCTGTTCGACGAGGCACCTGACTCCCCGGTAGATGTTGACCGGGAATGGTTCATTGGGTGGCTCGAGCGCCACGTTCAGGATGACGGTGTGGAAGTCGGTCTGGGGCTCCGCAGTGAGGCGTCCGGTGCAGAGGAGAATATCGTTTCCGTAGAGGCGCACAGGCGTGTCTGAGAGGTCCTCAGTGGCGTCGATCAAGTCGTCGTGGTGACTCCATCTGTTGTTCAGCGTGACAGTCCCGGAGAGCGCCCGCTGGTGGAGCTGGTCGACGCCGTTTGAGAAGGCGTCGATGGTCATGGAGATAGCCTCCAGAGTGCCTGCCACGCCGTCTGAGCCTGCGTAGGCGGCCTTGAAGAGGGTATTCCCTGCCTCCCCCACCTCCAGACGCAGAATCACGGCCTCGTCGCCGATCCCGGAGCGATCCATGGCATCCGTGGGAGAGACGGCGGCATAGTTCGGATTGAGGTCCTCAACAACGTCACCAACCACTCGAGCAGCTAGTATCTCTACATTAAAGCCTGAGGACCCTGACTTTCCTGATGCATCAGATACTCTCAGTGTGTGCTCTGTCTTGGCATATACCTCTGATGGAATGCCAGAGATGAACCTGTTTATGTAGTTTGGGTTGAGTTCGTCAGGAAGCTCAGGAATGATGTCGATGTTGTAAGGAGGTGTTCCTTCTGCTGGCTCTGTGATTTCCTCGAACAGAAGCTCGTCGACGTATCCGGTGATAGAAGGAACATCACCTATAGACAATGCAGTGTCGTCAGTGTCGTCAGTGTCTATTTGTAACAATAAAATCACTTCACTCTTTGATCTGTCGCTACCAGTAGCGATGTATCTTATTGCAAAAGTTGATATTGCTATGTTTTTAGTCCAAGAAATCTCTCTGGTTCCAGGATTGAAGGATACTTCGCTTGGTATGCCCTCTAGAGAATATGTGACAGTTACATCATTACTATGATCTGCAATCGGAAGGATGCGAGATCCAGCTACTCCTCTTTTGCCCTTTATCAGACCTATTGATGGCAAAGCTAAATCTATCTTGTTATCATCTAGTGTAATCTCGAAGTCGTTGTAGGTGCCTGCGCCTATGCCTCTTATGAACGCCCCAAGCCCGCGAGGGTTCCAGAATCTGTAGGGCTCTGATGAGTCTGGTATCGGGCCGAACGTCCAACTAGCACCGCCACGCCGAACCGTAATCGCCTTTGTGCTGGTCCTCCAAGCAGTCGTCAAACTTGGTCCGGCCCCACCCCCCCCAATCGAATCGTTCGTGGAAGTCTGGACATCGCTAGGGCTAATACTACTGGCAATGAGACGAAATTCTCGCAGATAGGCAACACCGCCGCCGCTCACAAGTGCTGACGGAATCAGATAACCACTGTTTCTTGGAAACCCATGATCACCAACCCTGCCAACACCAGGACGAATCGCCCAATCGCCGCTACCAAACCGTAGAATCTCCAACGAGACGCCGGTGAACGTGACTTTAGCCATTAGGCAATGACCTCTTGGAAGGACATCGTTGCCGTCATCCTCTTGTTGCGGCCGGCTTCACGCCAGGGACGGAACATAGGGCGGCCGACGATGCGCCCGAGCATGGCCTCTTCGGCCCAAAGATCGGTGTCTACGTCCCTCGGAACGACTAGGAGGGGAGTCTCCATTCCATGGCGCAGAGAGAGCCCCCTGAGGGCGCTGGCTTCGCTCTTGAAGAGGATGGGCCAGTGAAGAGACAGGAGGCGTTCGCGCCGGTTCCCAGGACCGAGTTCAACCTCGTGGGAGAAGTCGTCGACGATTCCGGCTCTGGTTCTTATCCGCTTGCCCGCGTAGATCCAGGCAGCTCGCAGGTTGTTGTTGGTACGGTCGCGGTGCTGATCGGCTAAGGAAGCGCTAGCACGAGTATTGAACCTGAGGCTCAGGGAAGGGATGGTTACCGCCTCATCGAGAGTCAGGATGTGGAGGTGGCCCGAGGGTGGGTTCCAGACGGTTCCCGTGGCCCTCATGAGGATGCGGCCGAAGAGATGCTGTTGGCCTGTGGCCCAGGCGTGGATCGTGCTCCCCTCGCTGACCCCTCCCACGGCGATTGTGTCGACCTGTGAGGCCGCTGAGAAGGCCACTACTACGGTGTTGGCTCCTGCCTGGGACCACACCTTGTCCAGACGGTAGTTCTTGAGTACGTCGAGGTCGTCAGCGCCCGTGAGAGTGGCGTCTGGTACGAGGTTATCCCCTGCTAGAATGACGCGGACCACAGCCACAGGAGTATAGCAAAATGGGACTCTTTGACGACATTCTCCCCGGCATGGTCGGGGATGTTTTCCAGGTTCTAGGCGGGGATGCCGAAATCGAGCTGAGTTTCACGCCGAAGACGGCGCTGATTTCGATCTCCACCGGAAAATCGGCGGACGAGATACCTTGGAGTGTTGATGGTAATGGAGACGTTGTGCTCGACTTCACGGGTTTGTCCGGCCGCGTTCCGGCTGGCGTCACCCTTGATGGAGTGGGAAAGCTGTTGGAGTCTATTCAGGTTGAGGGTGTTGGTGCGCGTAGCGCCAACATAGAAAAAGCCGACCCCAACCTCAACGGGTCAGGGTCGGCAATGGTCTCTGACGGCGACAGGGAGGTGTATACCTACCTAAGCGTCAAAGAGGTTGATGAGATGGGTCCTGGAGAGACGATTCAGAAGATGCACAAGATCTTGATCGCCTCCGAGGGTGTGTCTCACAAGCCCGAGAAGGGAGACCTTGTGGAGCTTGGAGACAACACCCTCAGAGTCATGCAGTTCGAGCAGGTTGATGCTGGAACTACAGCAGCTTACTACAAGCTACTGTTGGCCTAGATGGATCCTCCTCCATCAAGTTGAGCTTGTGTTTCGAGATCGCCTTCGTCGTTTGTGATTGTTACTCGTATGCGTTATCTCCTTTGGAGGTTTCGTTGGTGCCAGAAGGTTACTGTGATCAACAGGACTGGCACAATGAGAAATTCCCACTTCCAGTACCTAAAGAAGCACAGTGCTGATGTGATTCCAATGATGAACGCTACGGTGGATACGCATCCAGATGGATTTCTACCGTAGACGTTGGTTGCTGCTCGAGCTGTGGTTTCGTTGAGAAACCTCATCTTGCGATGTATTCCTTACCGAAGACCAAGTGTTGCATGGTTTCCTCAGAGACCTCTTCTTCTACAAGATGTTCCCAACCGTATGGGAGATTTCTGTTTTCCCACTGGCACATCACCTGGAACATATACTGGTATGCCCATTCACTTCTTAGGGCATCACCACCACCAGAAACCCAATAGATGTAGTAATCGTGTCGACTCGGTTGTTTTTCGAGTTTGACTGCCATGGGGTAATCGCCATCGGTGATCGTTTCGATGAAGGTCTCATTCATGAGCTCGTCGAGGTTTTCGAGGTACTTGTACTGAAATCTCTCAGCGAGGTTTTCCCACCATTTGGCGAACTTTTCTCCGTGATCCTTGGCGGCTTTGTCTAGGTCACTTCGATTGCACCACAGGCATGCGTTGTAGATGTCCTCGCCATCCATGATGTTCTCTATAGGATTGTAATCGGTGATGGGAAGGTAGGGCCAATCGTCACCGTACTTTTCATACAGTTCATCAGTGAAGTCGTCTTCACAGACTCCTGCCCTTAGGAGTTGATTGTCATCCCAGGCGTAGGCCTCGGTGTAGTGAAGCGAGTAGCTGTGACCCTGGGCGTTTTTGTGAAGAATGCCTTCAGCAAGCTCTTCGTCGTTGAGGTAGATGATTGGGATATCTTTCGGGTGACGAGGTTCACACCAGTATCGGATGTCTCGATCAGGGTGTTGTTCGTTGAGGTAGTTGGCCGTTTCGATGGCGTCTTGTTCTGTGTGTCTGATGGCGTACTTGTGGAACTTCTCGCACTCACCATCGCTGTATGTTTCTCGAGTGACCCATTGGATCTTCCAGATGTCGAGAGGGCTTTCTTGTTCCCTTGTGGAGTATCGGCTTACTGGCATAGTTCGTATCCTCCATCCCTCAGGATGTCGTGGTGCTTGGTCGCCTCGAGCACAGCTTCTTCGGTGATTCGTCTGATCTGCATTAGCCGTTCCTTTCTCTGTCTGCCTTGACTCGGTGGTACTCACGATCTTCTCGTTCCCTGAGGTAACAAGCGATCTTTGAGAGCCTGTCAAGCTCTGGGGATACCTTGTCGAAGATCATGTTATCGATGTGACCATTGGCGTTCAGTTCTCCTGATGCGTAGTCGGCTTCCCATCGACTGTCCTCAAAGGTCTCTCCAAGCGTGTGCTCTAGGTACGCCTCGAGAAGGGTGTTGAGTTGGTTGTGATCCCACTCCATAGGATCAATGTCCCAGGTCTTGATGTTAGGGTTGTAGTGAGAGATGAAGTCAGATCTACTTGTGAACATGGCTTCTGCGACCTGTTCAAGGAGATCAGTGTCGCGTATGGTGTTGAACATCTTTTGTACTTGCTCGTTTGTTGTGCGAGCAAAGATGCGGTCAGTTGCGAAGTTGTAGAAGGTAGGAGAGTTGAGTTCCTCGAACTTGAGATCCAGGTTGAAGGCATCAGCGAAGTCTTCGGTATACATCTGGGCGTAGAGCATATAGACGTTGGGGTAATCTACATGTTCCCAGAAGGTTTCTGAAAGCAGGCCACCGAGCTGATCTCCGTTTGAGTCTTGTGTGCAGAACTCTACAGCATCTTCGATAACCCAACTGTGCCAGGATTCATAGAATCCCGAGAAGGGCAGTACTATGCTGTGGACGTACTTCTCCTCGAAGTCTTCTTCTGCTTTGTACCTGCGGTTTGGTCCGTCACAAATTCCCATCTAGGAATCTCCAGGATGTTTGGGTCGTTGAATAGTGCTTCTTCAATTTCGTAGAGTAAGTTGTTCTTGCCCCATGATTCTGCTTCACCTGGGATGTATCCCATGCACAGGCTTCACACCATGTATCAGCGGCGTAGATGTTCATTAACCAGTCTCCGGGCTCCAGGAGTCCTCGAACCAATCGATCACATCTTCTGCGTCGTTCAGTTCGCGCTCGATATAGCTTGAACCCCAAGCATAGCTTGAACCCCAAGCAGCTTTGATCATGGGACGGCCGCTTTGGCGCTCCCATTCGATCCAGATGTTGGGTCCCCCGAAGCCACACCATAACTTGTGAACAACCACAGTATCGAAAGAGAGGAACTCTTCTGATTTCCATCTGTAGAGGGCTTCATGTACATCGGTTTCTTCTTTGTCGCCAAAGTTTTCAAGGACATTCTGCCAAGCTTCAAGAAGGCCAAGGTCATCAAGTTCTTGTGCTATGTCGTCAGGTCCAGTGTCTTTATCAATGATGTCTTGAATTTCGGCAGCTCCTTCGAGAACCAACCTGTAATTCAAGAAACCCTCTCTGATGCTGTTGATGTGTTCTAGTAGCTGCTGTTCTGTTGCGTCAGTCACTTTGCATGTACCTCTCGGTTTCTTTGTTCCACTTCACTTTGGTTGTGAGGGCGATGTTGAAGGACTCGGCGATGTGATCACCGTTATCCCAGCCGTACTCCTCTTCGTGTTTTTTGTCTGCATACTCAGACTCGATTTCGATGTTGAGGCCATGAATCAAAGAAGCGGTTACTGTAATGGTGTGAGAAGACCACCCATCGTAGTATCCGTGTTCGTTCATGTGGTGGAACTTAGTGAAAAATACGAGCTTCTCACCTGTTGATTGAACTAGGTTGATCTTGGATCCCATGTCGAATCCTGAACCTGATGGGAGGAACTCTCGAGCAAGCTCATTCAATGCGTACTGGTGGAGATCTTCCCACTTGTTCTCTTCGTTCTTGGCTCTACAGTTGATGAGTGCTGACATCCTGATCGCCATCTCTCTGTAGAGGGGAACTGAGGGGAAGACAAGCTCAGTCGTCATCGTACTGGTCATCGTACTGGTCTCCTTTTGGATTAGGGATTTCAGGAACTCGGTTTCGCATGGAGGTGTGTTCTTGCAGAATGGTGTCGTCGATGATGTTGTTCAGATCGGGAATGTGTCTTTCTTCACTATTGACCCATCTTTCGTATTCCCTTCTGAGTGCGACAGATGTTCTGATGATTGATCCTATTTCGCTCATGCTACTTGTCCTTGTCTGTTGCTCCAAGATAGTGAGTGTCTTCACCAACCTGGAAAGGTGGAAAGTGCCTCGTGATGATTTTCTTCATGGTCTTTCCGTCACGGCGCTTGACCCTTACCTTGATCCCTACTGGAGGTAGTGGTCGATTGATTCGTCTCACGCCCCACTTACCTGATTGTAACTTTGTAGGGGTGATGTCTGGAAGGACCCGAAGATTCGGGTTGAGGTTCACTTGCCCTCCAGGAACTCGAAAGGCGCGAAGGATTCGTGAACCTCTTCACAGAAGTCGTCACCCTCTCCGCTTTCGGCCAGGGCTTCTGCGAACCTCAGTGCTGCTGCCACAAGGTTTCTTGCTCTTTGTTCGACAGGTTCTTCTTTGTTCAGGTTACGCGGCATAATCCCTGTTTCCTTCTGTTTCGATGTTGATCTGTGCTCCGACGAGCTGTTGCAGGTTACCAGGGGAAGGCTTGTATTTCACTACCCTTGGGAACCCAGGAAGGTTGATCTTGGCAAACCCCATCCAACGCTCATCATCAGGGAGAGTGATGGATCCCTCTGAGAGGTTCAGTCGAATGAGGTCTTGTTTACGAGCTACTGAGGTGATGGTGGCATTCATGACTTTTCCTTGTAGTCTTTTCTGAGAACGATTTGGTAGTGTTCTTGATAATTGTTGCACCAGTCAGAGGTATCAGTTCTCTCTAGCCACTGAAAGAACCTCCATGTTTTTGATATTTCATCCCATTTCATCCAGGCTTGTGATTCGACATCTGTTGACCTACAGATTGAACATACTGGTTGATGAAAATTAGCCATAGATGATTTTTCCAAAGAGACCTGCTTGCACGATGACATCGGCCATTTCCGCATCGATCTCTCCTGAGTTGTTGTTCAAGATCTCTGTTTCACCAACTACTTTTCCCAGGTCGAGATGATGGCCTTGATTTCTTACCCTGTTTCCCACCATTGGATACATTATGTTCTCCTTAGGTCTGGTGGTGTTCCTAAACGCAGAAAGGCCCTCCCGTAGCAGGGAGGGCCTTTTGTGAATGTCAGGTGATGGTGTGAGAGCTAGAAGGGAACTTCGACCTCACCATCTCCTTCGGGAGGCGCTTCTACGCCGTCCAGGGGTGGCTGCTGTCGATTCCGGGAACCTGCGCCATCGGGCTTGTCGAGGAACTCGACTGAGCGGGCGATGATGGAGGTGTACCACTTGCCTTCGTACTCGCGGTACTCGATACGTCCCTCTACAAGGACCTGAGAGCCCTTCTTGAGGAAGCGAGCACAGTTCTCTCCGAGCTTGTTGAAGACAACGACCTGATGCCACTGAACATCTTCCTGGCGGTTGCCCTGCTGGTCGGTCCAGCGCCGGTTCGTGGCGACGGTGAATCGGCAGACGCCGTTCTTGCCGGTTTCGGGGTTCTGTCCGAGGTTGCCCCTGAGTATTGCGAGGTTCACTGCTGTGTCTCCTGTTGATTGAGTGGAGGAAGATACTCTTCTGTGAAAGATGTCCAGAGCATTCTTGGAGTCAGTTGCCATGACTCTCCTGTGCCTTCCTTGATCACTACAAGGATCCCACCGAGAGTCACACCAACCTGATACTTGTCACCAGTCTCTTCGTGATCTACCTCGAAGATGCACTGGAAACCGAAGTTGATGGTGTAAGGGTTCTGCTTGGTCCAGAGAGGACTGCTCACACCTTGATCCTGTTGTAGGAGAGGTGGACGTTCTTGGGGCAGCAAGTGCTTCCCGGACGGACGCCGTGGCCCTTGGGAGGTTCACCCTTCTGGGCGACGTACTTCCCGGTCTGCTCAGAGGACTGGACGGGTATGAACACCTGTCTCGGGTCGTTGCCGGTCTCGAATCGAGCCTGCTTTCTCACGATGCCCTCCTGAACGCCTGTGCGATGGTGCGGAAGCCGCGCTGCCTGGGCCGAGGGGTGTTGGAGGGAGCCATGTTCATCCAGTTTACCTCAGCGCCCCTGGAGCGTCGAGACGAGAGCCTCTCGGACACGTTGCCGCAGTCCGGGGCGGCCTCGATACGGGCCATGTGGCGCTGGTACGGCCGGGTCTTGTTGTGCTGCCTGGGGGCAGGGTTGCCGAGGCGCTGACGCCGGGCAATCGCGGAAGGGGTGTTCTTCGGGCTTTTGCCCTTGCCTCTGCTGTTCGTGTTCGCCACTGTGGTGACTCCTTGTTGTTGTGAGCCTTATTGCTCGTTGTCTTTCATTTGCTCAGGGTGGGGCCCCCTCTGGGGTACCCTGAGCATCTCATGTATCTACCGAGAACCAATCATTCTCAGTGTTGGTGAGAAACACGTTGATTTTCAGGGGTGGGTTGAAGTGTTGAGGCTTTGTCATGCCTTTTTCATTATCAACACGTATGATTTTCAGTGGAGGCCACATCTTTTCCTTGATGAACCTGTATCCTCTGAGGATCACATGGTTGCCAATGGGGTTGGCGTAGTAGATGCGGTACTGTAGGTGATCTAGAATGTGCTCTTCTTTGATCTCTTCTTTAAGGCGCTTGAGAGGTCTTGTGGATGATGACATGCCGTATGTCATAACCAAAACTCAGGTGAGAATTCAAAAGCATACTCACCCGTAGGTGGTAGATGTGGTTTTTGGATCTCCTCGATCTGACCTGAGAATTCCCAATCGTACTGGATCTTATTGGGAGTGTATGAGTTGACAATGAATGCCTTCCTTAGTTCCCAGAACCTATCTATCCAGTAGAGGGCCTTCTCCATCGAGGGAAAGGACTGTGTTTCGAGATTGCCTCTCACGTTGACTGAAACGATGATCAAGAGCTTTCTCCTCTTGTTGCTACGATGGTGAGAATGCCACGCTTCCTGGCTTCTTTGATGGTGTGGTTGGTTCCACGAGCTTCACCCTTGGGAAATGCAATCACCATGCATGGCTTCTTGTTGAGCATGTAGACGTTGCGGATGTAGCCGGCCTTTTTGCCGTGCTTCTTCCAGTTGGCAGGGCATGAGTCTACAGGGTGGCTGTTCTCGTTTGCCCACATCCCAGCAAGCGTATCAGCGCCTCGAGCTGCACCATGGACGATGGTAGCGCCATCAGGCACCAACCGCGATAGCAGTCTGTTGAGGAGCTGTCGATCTCCAAAGCTCCTGCTTCCGCACACGAGAACATTCATGCGATCAACTCCTTCACCTTGTTCATGATGGCGATGCCCTTGTTGTGGTACTTGGGCTTTCTTGTGTCGAGAGCCTGGGCGAATGCGTCCCAAGCGTGGTTACACAGTTGCACAGCAGTGTCATTGCCGTTGCAACGGGTGATGAGTCTGTTGAGATCCTCAACCGAGCCGTTGAGGTTGCGCTCGAACTGAGTCCTCATGGTGTTCATGGCATCTCCTTATGTGAGCTTCATTGCTCAAGAGGGAAAGCCCCACCAACCGCGTGGTCGGTGGGGCAAGAGGTGTGTGGCTGGGTCTTGGCTGGAATCAAGGCGAGGAAGGGTCCTGGCAGGTCAAGCGATCTCTTCGCGGTGCCACTTGCACTCGCACACGTCTGAGCAGAAGGGGGAGAAGTGGCCGAAGTCCTCGGTGCGCCTGTGCTTGCTTCCACACTGGCAGCAGTTCCAGAAGCGCTTGGCTACTCGGTAGTTGGTGCGGATGTGCTCGATCAGGGCCATAGTGCAGGCCAGGGCGAATAAGGCGACGAACAGCTTCCCGATGATCGTGGCACGGATGAAGTTGTAGAAGAATTCGATCACCGTGAAGGGCGAGTCGGCGGGGAAGAGCTGAACGTACTCGTACATGGCGTCTCCTGGTGTTGGTGATGTGAGGTCTTCTCTGTTCCTCACTTATACCTGTGCTTAGCCATGAGGGGGGTCCCCTCTGGGGTACTCATGGCGTCCGCGTCTGCCCATCCGCGCTGCCTTGTGGGTGTAGAGTGCGTGGTTTCTCATGTCTATGGTCTGCCTCTCCTGCGCTAGCCCTCTGTTTCCCTCCGCTCCAGGATTCCCAGGTCCCTCGGCGAGGCTCCCCGAGGGGTGGGTGGAGGCTGAGCGCCGCGCCGGCCGCCGAGCCGTGGTTGGGGGCGCAGCGCTCACGCAAGGTTTTCTGGGCCGAAAAAACGTTCCTAGACCCGAAAATCCCCGTTTTCACCGTTGAGACCTCTAAACAACCCAGAATTCTCGAAAACCGTTGTAGAAAAAGGAGAAAATTGCCCTTGAAGCACATTTCAGAGGAACTCGAGAACCTAGTTTCCCACATCCACCACAAACTTGCCGTTGAACCAAAAACTTCTATCGATTTCATAGGCGATCCCATAAATTTCAAGTGGGATCCCGAAGAAAATCTCCATGAGGGAGCCATAATGGGAGAAATGACGGTCAACGTCCCCAAGAAGGACAAGAGCGGGTGGATGAACGTGATTGTGCGCCTAAGCCCTTGCACAGACCTCGAAGACGTGGTACAACAGGAGATTCGGAGCCTTGGTCAGCCGTCTTTCAACGTGAGAGTGGTTGGTGGGCTCCTCGAAACCAACCCGTGGCGAGTATTGGCCGCGAGAATGGAGAAAGCCAATTGACTACCAACACACGACTAGGGATCTATGAGGCGAAAGATGCTCACTGTCATCGAGTCTAAGTTGAAGGCTCTCGAGGTCCTCCTTTCAAGTGGGGAGTACAACAGCAGTTCCATCGTCAAGAGTAGGGTGTCTTTGATCGCGGGCAAGATCAAAACCTTTATCTCCAAGTGGATCTACACCGGAGGTGGACAGCAGAGAGAGTTCCAGGACAAAGACAAGCCCTTCACGCTACTCATCGGCGGAAGCTGGTCACGGCGTCTCGAGGCAATTGGGGAGGCCGCAGCAATGGTCCTCTCAGGTCTTCGGGTGTACGTCGACCTGGAAGGAGTCGAGAAGCCCTGTAAGACCTGCCTGAGGTACCAGCGCAATGGATAAGGACACGATCACCACCATCCGGCTGATCCTCCGCGACATCGCTGACGATGCGGACTTCATTCAGCAAGATGTCCCGTTGGACATGCGCTCTGTTAGCCCCAGGTTCATCAGGGCGTATGACATCGAGAAAGCCGCCAATGAGATCATGCGGATTCTCGACGAAGTTGAACTTGGACAACGCTCGCTATAGTCGTCAACCTTCCCCCTCCTGTTGACAACACCTACCATCCTACAACTTCACCTGCTTTACCAGCTCTCCGAAGCTGTATAGGAGAACACATGCTGAGATTCACTAGAAACCTTCTTGTATACCTCAGAACGCGCGTAGCAAGGCCCGTGCCAGATCGGACCTCCCAGGTCCCCCACCGTATGGTCGCCGGCCGGACGACCGCCTCAGAGGCGTACAACCGGGTCCAGGAGGCCATCGAGATCCTCGGGGCGCTTCAGTTCGATCCGAACATCAGCGAGAGGGCCTCAGGGGCCTCCAGGAGGGCCATGGAGCGCCTCTGTGCGATCCGGGCTCACGTCCGGTACGTTGCCGACCTGTGCGAGCCCCCTGTGACCTACACGGACGATGCTGGGTTCGCACCAGAGCCTCGGGACGGCCGTGCGAACCTCGAGGTGCTCGAGGGCGGCCTGGGAGGCCTCTGATGCGAAAGCCCGAGCATCCCAGGTTGTACGAGGTCACCAACGAGGCTTTGGACGCTCTGGGAGCCGCTGTTGGCCGCCTGGAGGTCCTCAAGCAGCTTCATCGCAACTACGAGCGCTGCAAGGAGATCGCCGTTGCCATAGAGACCACCAAGCGTTCGATGTTGGATATGGCCGAGGCCTGGGACCACCGGAACGGTCCATGAGAGGTACCTGTCACTTCTGCCGCAAGCGAGGGCCGAGGATTGTCCACCGGGACGACATGCAGCGGTTCGGGTTCTCCTGGGACCGGGTTCGCTGTCCTCACTGTGGAGTGTTGTGGTGGTCGATGGTGTCGAAGCGATCCAGGAAGAGGCATCAGTTCGCATGATCGCCACCCACACCCTCGAGAAGCGCTTCAAGGTGGATCAGCGCGTTTGTGTCGTCTCAGGGCGGCACAAGGGACGTACAGGAACGGTACAGGGTTATCTCGAGGGCCACGACTATGGGTACCTCATCATCCGTGATGACGAAGGTAGTCTTGTCGAGGTTCACTGGTCCAAGGTGGAGAAGAACTAGTGGTTTGACAGAGAGCTGACGCTCCTGTACCGTCCTCAATCGAACTACCGCCCCTAGCGGGCAGAAAGGCTCCATATCCATGGCAGCAGCAAAGAAGACAGCATCGAAGGCCGAGGCGGCTCCCGCGAACACCGACGATGGCACCGTGATCGTCACGGCTCGGGTTCCTCGAGAGGCCCACGTCGAACTCAAGATCCTCGCGCTTCGTCGAGGCGAGAAGATCGGCGAGACGCTTGGAGTCGCCATCATGGCCTTCGTCGAGAGCCAGTAGGGTCTCTCGGAGTAAAGGCGGCCTGGGGTAACTCAGGCCGCCTTTGTCTTTTCTCAATGATCCCACAGAAGGACGTAAAGAAGCTAGCCAAGACAGCGAACAAGCTGTCTGACCGGGTGAAGGTGCTCACCGACCACATTGAGGTGTCCTGTGACTGTGGCGGTAGCAAGGCAGCTCGCGTCTCCATCGCCGCCTACATGACCACTGTCCAGCACAGCATGATCCGAATCTTCGACGTGCTGAGCCACTACCAGATGACCCACCCCGTTACCCCCCAGAAAGAGGTTGAGCATTGAAGGTATGTCCTCGTTGTGGACACAGACATCAAGAGGAAGAAGAGACTTGTTCGACAAGGTGCAAGATCGCTCTTGATGCTAATGAACCCCATCAGATCAGGAATCAACGGGTTCAGATACCTTCTCTCTCCTCGTATGTAATGGGTACACTTCCGAAGAGGAAGATAATTCTTCTCGACAATCCTGTAAATTACAACAATTACAACAAGTGAAGAGGAAAGCAGTCAAGCCTGGACAAGTATGTCCTGAATGCAGGAAGCGTGTGACTGAAAAACACATGCCCCTGAAAGACTGCGACTACCACCCCTGCTCGATCTGCGGACCCATAGTTGCCGATGCAAGCAAGATTGTTTGTACACACAAGCTCTCAGAGCAATGCAGGAAGACTGCTGAGATTTACAGAGAGAAGGGTGTGGAAGGGTGTGCAGAGATCTACGAACAGTGTGCTGCCTACTTTGAGCAGCGTGAGAGAGATGGGACTCTTGGCCCTCCACCAACCCTGGAAGAGGCCAAGGCCATCTTGATCAAGAGAGGAGAGAGTAGTGACAGGACTGGAACCAGGATCAGCGTTCCCGAACACGATAACGGTCCTACGCGCATTCATCGAGAACCAGGAACAGCAACTCAGGGACACGGGATCTCGCTCCCCGATTTTTGATGGAGTCAAGAGAGAGCTTGGGACTCTCTCGAGGATGGTTGAGGCCGGCAAGGGAGACTTCGGCGCTGTGGCGCACGAAGGAGCCTATGACATCATGCACCCTCGTCGATCAAACGTGAAGGTCGAACCTGAGATCGAGTTCGATGAAGAGCCAACAAGCATCTCTCTTGGAGAGCACCGGACCATCATGGATGATCCCGTTCTATGTGAGTGTGGTTACTACAAAGAGCCTGGAAAGCGTTGTAGTAACTGTAGAAGGACTCACCCTTGAGCCTTGATCAACTGTCCGAGGAGGCCTTGTGCCTGCTTTCGGAGGCTCTCCTCCCGTTTGACCCAGGGGGTAAGTTGAGCTTGACCTTGCCCTGTAATGACGATAGGGCCGTCCTTACCTACGACCTCCTCGGCACGGGCGAGACGCGCCGCGACGATACAGTACATCCTCAGAAGTTCCCGGTGTTCTTTACCGAGTCTTGGCATATCCTCAGCGATGGTGTACCATGTGCTGGTCTCGACATCGGAGAGGTCTCCAGGCGGGTTGCCGAGAGTGCTCTCTTTCTTGGGATTGGTAGCGGGAGCGGACTTTGGCATCAGCGACATGGGCAGGAGGTTCCTAGAGGTTTGAGGTTGGAGAATTTCGTTGGCGCTCGGTAAGGCTAGCATGATCGAGGTATCGATCCTCTGTTCCGCATGCGGGCGCATGAAAGACTTCATCGGCAACAAAGACGGTTATAACTATCTCTTTGTCAGCGCCTTCATCTTCTTCTGCTGTTCTAAAGATGGACCAACCTTCGTAGAAGTGCCATGGGACAGCGAGGACCACTTCCCAAGCCCAAGCTCGTCGTAGACCATCCTGCGTCGAAGGCGGTGGAGGCCAAGCGGCTTCCGCCGCCTTCGGCTGGCGGCATCACGAAGAAGAACCTGGGCGGGGATCTTGCTCCAAAGGCCCGCGAGGTGTGGAACGAGATCCGGGAGCTGGATCATCCGGTCCTGGAGGGCTGCGATGTCATGGTCCTGGGTCGTTACTGTGTGATGCTGGCGCTCTGGAGGGAACTCTGGAGCGAGCTGTCGACCAAGGGCCTCTCCTACTCCCACGAGAGCCGCTACCAGGACGAGTCGAAGCGGCTCCACCCCGAGGTAGGAGTCGCCCAGAACCTCTCCAAGGACATGATGGCGCTCGAGAAGGTCCTCGGACTGACCCCTGACGCCCGCTTGAGGCTGCCTTCGTCGAAGGCAAAGACCCCCAGCGCGGATGACGCCGCTCGAGCGGCCTTCAACAACCGTGTATGACCTCCCGATGGGCCGGTCGACCGGATCTGGAGTACGCTGACAAGGTACTCTCGGGCGAGATCCTCGCCTGCAAGCTGACCAAGCAGGCCTGTCAGCGCCACCTCGACGACCTCGACAAGATCGAAGGCGATCCTGAGTGGCAGTACGTCTTCGATCCCCAGCGCGGGAGCGAACCAATCGAGTTCGCCCGCCTCTTCTGCCGGCATTACCAGGGCTACAGCGCCGGTCAGGCCTTCGACTTCGACCTGTGGCAGTGCTTCATTGCCATGAGCCTGTTCGGGTGGGTTCACAAGGAGACCGGGCTCCGTCGATTCTCCGAGGGCGTCGTCTACGTCGCCCGAAAGAATGGGAAATCGACTCTGGGAGCGCCCCTGAGCCTCTACACGACCTTCTACGAGGGCGAACCGGGTGCTCAGGGGTACTTCATCGCCACCAAGGAGGATCAGGCCCGTCTTGCGTTCGATATGGCGCGTCACATGAGCCTCAGAAGCTCTTCCTTGATCGAAAAGTTGAAGGTCAAGACGAAGGAGATCAACACCGGGCTCGGTGAGTGCTATATGAAGCCTCTTGGTCAGGACTCAAAGACCCTGGATGGCCTCAACGCTCACTTCATCCTGTGTGACGAGCTTCACGCGCACGAAACCAGAGAGCTGTATGACGTGATGGACAGCTCTACGGTTGGTAGAACCCAACCGCTGACCTTCTGTATCTCAACGGCCGGTGCTGCAATCGAGAACGGCCTTGGTCGAATCAAGTGGCACCATGTAGAGCAGATCCTAAACGGGTCCATCAAGGATGAAGGTACCTTTGGGATCATCTATACCATCGATGAAGATGACAACTGGCGCGATCCTAAGTGTTGGGCCAAGGCAAACCCCGGCCTGGGTGTCTCGATCCACATGGATCGCCTCATGTCGATCTACAACCGCCGTGTCAACGAGCCCGGTGGAGCCGATGAGTTCCGCAAGAAGCACTGCAACCAGTGGTTAGCCTCCGAAGCCATGGCTTACGACATGGAGAAGTGGCATGCGAGCAAGCCCGAAGGCCATTCAATCGAGATCATCAAGCGCATGACTTCGTATGGCGGACTCGATCTTGCCAGGAGAGAGGATTTCTCCTGCTTTGCGTTGTGGACTCCGGTGGAAGAGGAGTGGGACAAGGGACCCAACCGGATCGAAGTCTGGTCGTGGATTCCAGATCACATGGTCGAGGACAAGGGTAGGCGTTGTCGTATACCGATCCATGACTGGATCGAGCAGGGATACGTCGAACCGACTCCAGGTACGACCACCAACTACGGTGTCATCCGGCAGCGGATCAACGAGATCGGTGAGAAGTACAACGTCCACTCCATCAGCTTCGATCCGGCCTTCGCGGATCAGCTCGTGTCCGATCTCGAGAGCGACGGCTTCGAGATGATCGAGATCCCGCAGTTCCCGCGCCACCTGACGGCGGCCACCCAGGAGTTCGGCCGGCAGATGTACGCGGGGGTCCTGGATCATCGGGACAACCCTGTGCTAACGTGGATGGTCTCGAACTGCGTGTACAAGCCGTCGAACGACGACTACCTCAAGCTCGACAAGAAACTGTCCATAGAGAAGATCGACGGCGTTACGGCGAACGTGAACGGCATGACCTCGTGGATCAAGATCAGGAGCGAGTTCTTCAACAGTCGGTACGACGACCCTGATGAGGATGTCATCATGGTGAAGTCCGACAGAATCAGGGAAGTGGCAGGAGTATGAAACTGATGGAGGTGCAGAATATGGAGAAGAAGAGCAAGGATTCAAAGCTCCAGGCAGAGCTTAGGTTCCAGTTAAAGGCCTTGGGTCTTCCAGATCCCGAAGAGGAATTCCATTTCGCCAAGCCTCATCGACAGTGGCGGGCGGATATGGCCTACCCTCACATTTGCTTGATCATCGAGATCCAGGGTGGGCGCTGGATGGAGGAAGGCGCTCACAACACCGGCAAGGGTCTCGCAAGAGACTACGAGAAGGCCAATGCGGCTCAGGCTCTTGGATGGCGCTACCTCCAGTTTCACGAAGGGGATATCAAGAGCGGTTGGGCTGCCGAGTTGATCTCCCGGTGGTTGTACGATCGCAACGACGATTTCGAGCCCTGGTGGGACAAGAAGGCACACTTGGAGAAGGTGACCAGTGGCAAGGTTCATACCGAGGACGACAGCAGCAACTAGCGGCAAGACCGTCTCCCTGAGGCAGACGCCGCAGTTGTACGCGGAGATCGGCGCGAACATCCGCCGTCTGCCGCCGAAGATCGTCAAGGCCCAGGGTTTGGTCCTGATAGACGAGTACCGGCGCAGAAGCGGCATCGTGGCGCTCCTGGGGCGTCTTCTGCGGGGATGGAGGTTCGCCAGGATCCCGGATCAGTTCAAGGACGAGTACGCCCTTGCCATCGTCAACAGGGAGCGCCACGCGGGGCTCATCGACGATGGCCGGAAGCTGCGGCCGGCAGGGGACCGATCCCCGTCCGGCAGGCGGCGCAAGAGGACGTTCTCCAAGCCCTTCTACACGGGTTCGAGGCGAGCGCCCCGAGGGATCGCCCGGCCTGCGGTAGAGTCCAAGAGACCGGAGCTGAGGCGGATCGCCGTCAGGCTCCTCAGGGAAGCGATGCTCAAGTCATGAAGAAGCTCCGCAGATGGGTGAAGAGAAACCTGCCGTTCGCTCTCTGGCTCGGCATCCTCACGCTGGATAGCTTCCTGTGATCGGCGCGGAACAGCTCGAGGACAAGCTGGGCGAGATCGTCACCGTCTGGGGGAAGCTCGAGAAACCCACCCAGCTCGCGGCGGGCAACATCGACGTGAAGACCGCCAAGAGGGTGAACAACGCCCTCGTCGTGTGCTGGGCCGTGGGCGACATCGACATCAAGTACCTGACCTTCTCCTCGAGGCTGGTGTGCGGCAACCTCGGCCTCCTGCTGGCTGTTCCGAAGGGCCAGGGCCGGGGTCGGTTCTCCAGGGCCATCGCCGGCCTCGATGCCGTCTTCTCCCAGGATGAGCTGAGGATCATCGATTGGGGGGGCGAGGCCGGGGCCGACAGGGACGATCTCTCGACCCTCACGACCCTCGTGAACGACGAGGACCTGGACTTCGGAGAGATCCTTTCCGAGACCGGGGAACCCAACCACATGAACGTCTCGAGGATTGAGGAAGTCAGGGATGGCGACTCTGCCTGGATGGTCAGGAACGTGGTGATTCCGGCCGCCTTGTACCTCGAGCTGGAGTAGTGTAGACTCGGGTGGCGCGATTTCAAGGAGACCGCTGAATGGCAAAGCAGAAATGGAAGGGTGTCGGGCTTTTCTTCGGAGGTCACGACATCTCTGGGGCGGCCAACGAGCTGTCTCTCGATCCTGAGATGCCGGTGGTCGAGACCACCAATTTCAGATCCAGGGGCTTTCGAGATACCACAACGGTCATGCTCGGCATGAAGGCTTCCCTCAAGGGGTTCATTGAGGCCGACATTCCGGTAGAGAGCTTGGGGGCGACCGGAGATACGGATGCTGTGGCTCCGGTGTTTTCCATGGTCGCCGCCCGGTCTGTTGCGGGTCTTTTCCCCATTGGCACCCTCTCTCAGTGGATGATGGAGCCTTCAACCATGATGTTCAAGTCGATTCAGACGGTTGGCGATGTCCAGCGGTTTGAAGCGGAACTTGGACTGTCCGGGCGTTTTGGTATGAACGGGCGGCTTGCGGCCTTCGTGAACCAGGAGAGCGCCTTGGCGTCTGGCGGGGAGATAATGTCCTTTGAGGCTGCCGCAGTGGAGAACGATCTCCAGATCACGGCGATCCTTCACTGCTTTAGGGCTGATGCCGCGACTGCCGATACTCCCACTTTGGTTATCGCTCTGGAGCGGGGAAAATATCGTCGTGGTGATGCAGGTGACTTTGGTGCTCCTTCGGCGGTTACCAAGACTGCTTCCAGTCTTGGCAGTGTTGCTGATGTTGAGACTCCCTATCTTTTTTCTCAGACCGCTGCCAACTCCAGCATTGGTAGTGCTGGAGGAACCACTGGCCCGGCTCTGGTTTGGAAAACGGCTGATGGTGTTTACTACGCTATCAGGAAAGCAAAGATCCTTAGGCGGGACAGCAAACAGACAACTATTGACACAGACATCACAACTAATGCTGCTGCTGAGCTTGGTAGTGTTGAGGATGGCGGTCGTTGGTTTGCCAATGCTGATGAAGCAGCAGGTCACAAGAACAGGGGTTTCATCACGGTTGGTACTGCTTCCAGCTTGTCTGTGGCTAACGCTGGCACCCATGTCCTTCTTGGAACTGCTGATGCAAAGACCCGTGCCGCTGTACAGTCTATCCAAACCTTGTACAACCTAGCTACCTCGAATGCACAGAAGAGGACTCGATCGTTCAGCTTCTCTGCGGTTACTGGGGCGCAATTCGCTTCGATTGACAAGGGCAGTGACGAGACTCACCAGATTCTCGAGTTGAATGCTGAGAATATTGGGTCTTCCGCTGCTTCTGATGCTGGATGGTGGAGAGTGAAGTGGACCAAGGCAGGGTCAGGAAACTTCACCAAGATCAAGTTCGGGGTAGTTCTCGACTTACCGGATGTGTAGAAACAAGACTGAGGAGGTCTGAATGGCAAAGCGGAAGATCAAGAATCCGGCTGTGTGGGCGTTCCCCGCGAGTCGGAGCGTGGCTGGAGGCAATCAGGAGGTTGGGGACGAGTTGAACGTGTTCCCGACCCTTCCCGGCCTTGGAGGCGGATCCAGGTCGGGTCTGGAGCTGGATGGCTGGACGGATTGCCGGCGCGACGTGTCGGAGATCATGTACGACATCGACATCCGGCAGGAGGAGACCACCACGGCCGTGAACCGGGGATTCCGGTCGGAGGAGGGTGTCGAGTCGTCCTGTGGCGTTCAGATCGGTTTTCGGCCCGACAGGGGCCTTGGAGACGGTCTTTATGCGATGATTCGCAAGGAGGCCCAGGGAGTGGCCGGCGACACCAAGGCTGGCAAGATTTTCTTGGCGATTCAGCATCAGGCGGCTGCCAACGGCAATCTCGTTGCCGATGCTGGAAACCCGATCTTCATGTGCCTTGTGTCGGTCACGAAGGTGCCTGGAGGCGGTCGGGTGAACACTCTTGCCAACTGGCGGCTGGATTACCCGAGTTCCGGCGAGTTCAAGCTCGTGGACGGTGGAGATCTGGCGGCTAGCACGACCATCCCGGCGCGGAATGGTCCTGTTGGGTATGGCGATAACGCTGGAGGTAAGGACATTTCTAGCAGCACTTCCTCTAACCCTGCCACGCCGGCCGAGCGCCTCGCCTACGTCAACAGTCAGGCCCCGGTCTACACCTAGTCTTGAATCCCCAAAGGGGCGGGGTTCATCGAGGGACAGGCCTGTAGTGGGCCTGTCCCTTATTTTTTCTCGAAAGGAGAATGAATGCCATGTCGTTCAACGTCAGGACAGAAAACCCTCAGCTAACAGACACCTTCGAGGTTGAACTCGAGGTCCTGGAGTCTGAGGCGGAAAACACCGAGAGCGGCGAGCCTGAGACGGCCGCCCTCATCTTCAACAAGTCTCGCTTCGTCCGGTACGTCGATGAGACCCGAATCATCCGTGAGGTCCGCGATGAACAGTTCGCGGCATCGGTCAGGGCTCGTCTGCGCCTGGGCCGGGAGATCAACGTCCCCGAGTCCGAGGATGGCCCCGATGTCGTGGACGAGGAGTTCGAAGCTCTGTACCGCGAGGAGATCGACAAGGCGGTGGGTCAGTTCACGGCCGAGGAGATCCGCACGGGCGGTCAGCAGCGTCTTGAGGCGATGCCCGGTCGATTGGCCGAGTGCATCGACGGATGGCGCAACGTCAAGGTCAACGGCCGGCTGGTTGATTTCGACCGCGACCTTTGCACCAAACTCCTTTCCGAAGGCAAGGACTTCTCGTTCGCCCTCTTCGTCATGGGTGCGGCTCAGGGTGCCTTTGTGGCAGAGCAGGCCGCGCTTGAGGTAGCGGAGGGAAACTCAGAGCAGTCGTCCGATGGCGAACCCTCAAGCTCTCCGACGACGACACCCGAGAAGGAATCGACCACCTAGTAGAGATCAAGCGTGAAGAAGGGGACAGGAGATCCTATGAGGCCATTGTTGCCGAAGCCTTCGCTGAGGAGGAAGTGGTCCCTATCCCTTACCCAATCGTTCGATCAGCTCTTGCTCTGTGGTCACACGTTCCGACCGATCAGAACGGTACACCGATCTGGACAGAGCTGAGAGCTATACTTGAAGACCTAGCACCATCTAACAGACAAGATGTGTTTAGGCGCTTGATCACCGCAGCCTGCGACGAAAGCAGTAAAGTCCATAGAGAACTGAGAAGAGAAGCTAGAGATAATGGCTGATGACGTAAGATTCAACGTCGTTACCAACGTCAAAGCTCGTGGCTTTGTCGAGGTCGCCAGTGGCTTCTACCTCGTTCAGTCTGCTGCACAGTTGGCATGGGGCGGTGTAAGCCTTGTCCGTCGAGAGATGGACAAGTCTCTCGATACGTTCCGAGAGTACGAGATTGGTCTCATTCAGGTAGGTAAGGTTGCAGGGATCGAAGGGGAACGTCTTCGGTCCATGGGCGACGACCTTGACTACCTGAGGACCAAGCTCGCAAAGACCCGCAAGGACGTTTACGACTCTGCCGTTGCTGCGGCCCGTCTGGGTCTCCAGGATGATCAGGAGATCACTCGTCTCGTCGAGCTGTCTTTGCGCCTCAGCAAGACGAGTGACCTCCAACCAAACGATGGTGTCCGCATCCTCGCCCGATCCTCCGCGATCTCGGGTGAGTCGCTCACCCGTCATATGGAATCGGTGGCGAACGTCATCTCGGAGCTGGGTGACAACGTGGCGGCCTCCGAGTCCGAGATCTCCGGTCTTCATCTCGAGGTCCTCAAAGGTACGGCCGCCTGGGAAACCTCTCAGCGTCAGGCGGCTGCATACGCCGCTACCCTTGCCGAGTTCAACGTGCAGGCCGAGGTCGCCGGTACGGCCATGGGCAAGCTGTTCAGGCGCATGGAGCAGGGTGTCAGGTTCCCCACCTCGAGCATTGGTGTGGCGCTCCAGGAACTCACAGGGATGGATGCCAAGCAGCTTCGTACCCTGTATGAGCAGAGCCCGTCGAACGTGGTCAACCTCGTCATGCAGACCATCGGCGAGCAGTTCCGTTCAGGTGAAGGTCCACGCCCCTATGTCATCGGCTTGATGGCCGAGCTTGGCCTCCAGTCCGAGAGGCAGGCCAAGGCCCTGTTGCCGATGTTCACGAACCCGGATCGTTTCCAGAAGGCCATGGAGATTGCCTTCTCACAGGATCCTGCGGTGTTCGAGAAGTCTGCACGAACCGAGCGGACTGCGTTCCACCAGCAGAAGGCTTTCGAGGAGCATGTTGCCCTGTTCCGTAGGGACATTGGTGAGCAGCTACAGCCTCACATGAGTGAGTTCTGGATCTCTATGCAGCGCATACTCTCTCAACAGGATCCACAGGTGATTGCCGAGCGCTTCGCTAATGCCCTTGAGCTTGTTCTCTTGGGTATCGAGAAGGGCGCAAGCATGCTCGAAGGCGTCATGGACTTCATGGACTGGTTCGGTACCCCTGCGCTGATCGCTGCTGGTGGTTATGGAGCGTTCAGGGGTGTGAAGGCTGGTGGCAAGGCCTTGTTTGGTAAGCCAACCGTAGAGGCCTCGATGGGTCGTGCTGGGGTCATGGACCTTACTGTACAGCGTGGCGGCATGTTCATGGGTCCGTACTACGATGATCTCGTCAAGAGAGAGGCCGACATGCGTAGGTCGAGTCTCATGGCAGTCGAGATGCGTAAGGACTACTCCTTGTCTGGCATGAATGAGGAGGAGATCTCCAGTAGGATGGGCAAGGTCTTTGACGAGATGTACAAGGATCCGTCAAAGATAGCTGGATACACCGATCACAGGGCCTTTATGAAGGACTTCGACCGTGATTGGGAGAGTATCCTCCAGAAGAGGGACTCGAGACTCCACTACATGGAGCGCCAAGCCAACAAAGAGCAGGTAAAGGACGCTGCGAAGGCCTCTCAGGACGTTGCAGAGCAATCTGGAAGCCGTGATGTCCTCAAGATGCTCGGAATTGGTGGTGCAATGGCCGGTGGAGCGGCTCTTCTTGCTCCTGGAGAGGCCGAAGCGAGCGGATTGAGGCTTCTTGTCAAGTTGGCAGGGCGTGAAGGGCGCGAATTCGCCTCCAAGAGAGAGGCTTGGGACTACGTTCTTGACAATCCTGGTCTTGGTGGGGTTGTAAGGCAGGGAGAAGAGGTTCTGTGGAGTGGTAGAGCGCCTTCAAGGGCTGCTTGGGAAGCTCAGCAGATGGCTCGAGGTGGTCAATTCCAGTATGACATGCCCGAAGCCGAAGAGATTGCCCGATCCATCACTGGACAAAGAGGTGAAGGCTGGTCAAGGTTCCAGGAGTTCGAGGAACAGCTCGATAATGCCTTCTTTAGTGATGATTTCAACAACATTGCTAGCGGTGAATGGACTCTCATCAAGCATGGTGACGTTGTTGAGATGGAGAAGGCCTCCGAGATGTTTGGTGAGAGGGCTCGAGGGATCCTCCAGGCCGAAGCAGCTTATGGTGGTCAGAGGGAAGCCACTCAAGCTCTGGGAGAGCGCCTCGAGGGATATGCGGCAGAGGCCCGCAGATACACGCAGGAGGCTGTCAGCGTCCATGGAAGGCCTGGAACCCTGGCGGAACGGTTCGCGGCGGCAGACGCGGATGTAGCGGCTTCTGCGGGCCGTGCAGCGCCGACAAGGGTGAGCATGGAGGAGGCCCTGGAGGACATCCGGCAGCGGGACTTCGAGGAGCTGCTCGAGATGATCGGGAGCCAGCCCTCCCTCGCCCAGGGAATCCCCTCGGGCCGTGGCCGCCTGGGTGCCAGCCCCCTTGCCCGGTTCCTGGAGGGAGGCGACCTCGGCAGGGCTGGCATGAGTCCGGCCGCGAGAGCGGCTTCCGAGGCCGCCAGCGAGCGCCGCTTCCTTTCCTCTCTCGAGGAGTTCCAGGGCGCATCGATGGAGGATCTGCTCGAGCGGGCATCAACGAGTTACAGGACCGATCTCGCGGCGCGGGGAAGGACTGCCGAGCAGATCGAGGCGTCCTTTGCTCGCTGGTCCGAGCAGCCCGACTTCTTCCGGGCGCAGAGGGCTCGGCCTGTTGCCGAGGCTGGGGACCCCTCCCTCGTCATCCCCGAGTTCCTCAGCGGCGCTCGGTCAAGAGCCTTTACTCCCCTCTCCGACGATCAGATTGAGAGCCTTTCCGGCCGGCTGATCGAGGCGTCCAAGCAGTACCCTGAGCCTGTCAGGCGCGAGTGGGAGAAGATCGCCGACTCCCTCGGGGAGATCAATCAGAAGTACGACCTGTCCCTGTCCTTCGGGCGCTCGGGCGACAGCGAGATCCCCAAGATCCTTTTCCGCCTCAGGCAGCAGGAGTCGGCCGGGATCGGCCGCGCCGGTCAGGCTGCCATTGCCGGCGCTGGGCTCCTGGGTGCTGGCGCTTTCCTGGGACCCGAGGAGGCCGAGGCTCAGAGCGGTCGTGCCTTCTGGCAACAGGTAGCGAAGCGGATGGCCCGCGAGCGCGATCCTCACCAGTGGACCCCGGCGTACATCTCGGGAGGTGCGATCCCCGAGGACGCGACCCTCGAGCAGATTATGAAGCACACCGGCGTCAAGGGCCTGCTCGAGCGGACGCCGGGGCTCGATCCGATGGTCTTCCAGGGGTTCCCAGGCGGTCAGGGCTTCTGGGCGATGGCCCAGGAGGAGCAGGGTCGACAGGTGGGCGAGGCCTTCCTGAGGCGCTACGAGAAGAGCAAGAAGCACGGTACCGGAGATCCCCTGACTCCTGCCATGGCAGGGCTCGACGAGGGGCCTGGGTTCCTCGAGGGCGCGGTCGGCAGCATCCCAGGGGTGATTGGTATCGAGCTGGCTTTCGACGCGGCAGCCCGCCGCCTGGGGCTGTACGACAGGGCTGGTAGAGGGACTCAGGCGCTAGGGGCGCACCTCACCCGCCAGGGAAGCCTGCTGGGGCGCGTGGGGGCGGCTGGAGGCCTCCTGGGGAGGATTCCTGCGGGTGCCAGGGCGATCATCGGAGGGACGGGTCCTATCGGCCTGGGAATCGGCGGCGGCATGGCTGCCTGGGGTCTCATCAAGGGTTGGGCTGCTCGAGCCGACCGGGGGCGTACAAGAGAAAACAGGCTCCATCAGATCGAGCAGGAGGCATTCAGGCTTCAAGAGCTTGTTGACGTTGCTCCTGGCTATCGCGGAACCAGGGCCGAGAAGCAGTTCGTTGGTGATCTGAACCTTCGTGAGCATTCCATCGACACTCTCGTAAGGATGGGTAGGACAAGAGGGTTTGCCGAAGAGAAGTGGTGGGAGTTCCTTGGTCCTTCTCTTGGTCTTGGTGGTACTGATTTCGAGGGCGACTTCGGTAGAGGGTTCTTGAAGGCCATGGAGGAGAACGAAGAGTTCAAGAACAGGCTATTCGAGTTCAGTCCTGTTGGTGGTGACGATGCCCTTATCAGGGTCATCAGCGATCTTGAGAGAAAGATCTCTGAACAGAATGAGATGGTGTCTCTGCTTGCGAGCAACTTGAGTGTTCGCAAAGAAGAGCTTGATGCTATCCTTGCCGGTGGCTTCGAGGGTAGAACCGATGCAGGGTACACCACTCTTGGTGAGGCTTTGACTGCGGCCGCTGGGGCTGGCATCTCCTATGAGCAAGGACTTGAGAACCTCAATGCTGTTGCAACCATCATGGCTCCGTTTGGCAAGGACCGCTTCCGTGCTGTTGATGCGAAACTCCCCAAGCACCTTGCCGATGTGTTTGAGGCTGCTGGCATGGCTCAGTCAACTATTGATGAGTTGACAAAGGGTATTGGCTTTGCGGAAGAGTGGAAGGATGCACCAGAGCCTCCAAGAGCTTACGGCATGATTGTTCAGAGGCCTGATCCTGATCAGCTTGAGAAGGCAAGGGACATGCTCGCCCGCATGGATCCCAGGTTTGCGGCGACTCAGTTCATGCAGGATATGTTCGACGAGGCTGTACTTCCTTCCTATGAGTCCTGGGGGAGGGCAGGACACTTTGAATGGCGTCGTGAACATACAGCTCAGGCAATGATGGAAGGGATGGGCGTGACTTCGTTCATTGATCGAGGTCTTGATTTTGCCACTCCTGATAAGCGCATTGCCAAGAACCTCGAAGAACTTGACGAGTCTTACGAGATCGCTCTTGATGGCATCAGGAAGATTGCTGCCAAGAATGTGATCACTCCTGAGGAAGCAGCGGCAAGAACCGCAGAGGTAGACAAGGCCTACGAAAACATCAGAGACAGTATGACTGGTGGAATCGACGAGTTCATCGATCAGGCGCGTAGCCTGCTACCTTTGGGTGAGCAGATGGAGAGGTCTTACGAGGATCTTGCTGAGCTTAGAGACAACGCCATCGCTATTGCCGAGAGGTTGTTTACCGGAACCGAGTTGAGTTCCAAGGTTGCTGCAATCCAGAGGTCGTTCAATCTCCAGGTGGAAGCTATTGGAGATGGCGTGGTCGATTCGTTTGTCGATGCTGCCGATGGATTCAGGCCAACAGCGGAACAGTTCGACATCTCTGCTGCTCGCATCATGGAGCAGTATTGGGATGCGGTAAGCGTTGAAGGTGGAAGGACAGCAGAGATCGACCTGTCCCGAGACCTGCAACTGAGAGGGTTGAGAGAAGGTCAGGTTCAAGACTTCATGGCCTCGGCCTTTGACCTTCTGCCCCTTGAGGAGCAGTTCCAGGAGCTTGTTGATCAGCTTGAGGAAGAGACGGAACTGACCAAGACCAATATCGAGAGGATGTTCTCAGAGGGAACCATCGATTCCGTAAGGGCTCTCGAGGATCTTGCCGAGGCAGACAGACGCTACGCCCTTCGTCTCAAGGCACTACAGGTTCAGTTCGAGGAGAGAGAGGTCCCCCTCCCCAGGCCGGCCGGCGTCTTCTCTGGGTTTGCTTACGACTACACTGAGCTTATCAAGGAGAGAGATCTCATTGGGCGCTCGAGAGCCTTTGCTCCTGGTGAGGAAGCTGCCTACGATGCGTACCTTCAACAGATCAACAGGGCTCGCTTGGATACCGCTCTACAGATGGGCTTCCAGTCTCTTGGTGGAGCTGTAGGAGTCATTCCAGATCTCAACAGGCTTGGTAGCGCCATACCTGCTCTTGGTCAACTCCCCGACCTGTGGAGAGACATGAAGCAGATGGCGGCCATGACACCCGATGACATGCGAGCTGCGGGGCTCACTCCGGGTCAGGCCAGGGCTCAGCAGGTAGCCACGGGAGCCGCGTTCGGGTCCACCATCGGTCAGGCGGTGGGTCTTGCCGCAGAGAGGCCCTACGCGGGTCTGGGAGGCACTCTGGGTGGCGCTGTGGGCTCGCTCTGGGGTCCTCTTGGAACTCTGATCGGTACGCTCATCGGAACCGGGCTCGGATCCCTGGTCAAGCAGGGCAAGGATGAGGGTCTCGCTTCGATTGGTGGAGGCTATGGCACCTGGGCGTACATGACGAAGGACGAGAAGGGTCTGGGTGGTGCGGCCAAGGACATCGGAACGGCGGCGCTCCAGGGCTTCGAGGACGCCCTCGACATCCTCAATCTCGAGCTTTCCGGCCAGATCCCCGCCCTGTCCATCAAGGTTCGGGACGGCCTGTACACCATCTTCATCGGCAACTACCGGGGCGTGTTCAGGGATGCCAACGACGCCATCGCCGCCGCGATCCAGCAGCTCCTCAGCTACTCCGACTTCCAGGGGGACGTTGGCTACAACGCCCGCATCCTGACCCAGGGGCGCTTCAATGACGCCCAGGAGTTCGAGAGGGCTGTCAGCGCCATAGCGAAGATCGCGGAGTTCGAGCGGGAGCTGAACTTCTCCGACGCCGGACTCGCCCTGGATGACTTCATTCGGGACATCAAGCGGGCCGCTCGGGAGATTGATGAGCTGGGTGGCAGCGCGGCGGCCGCCTACGCCATGGGAGGCCAGACGATTCTTGACCGCTTCGCCGACTTCCGGGGCTGGGATACGCGGTACGACGAGGCGCAGCGCTACAAGGACGATCTCAATCAGCAGCGCCAGGACTACATCGATTGGTTGCTCGAGCAGTATGACGAGCTGAACAGGCAGGCAGTGGAACGTGGTGAGGGTGGATTGCCGGGAGGTCCTCCTGATCGCCGCGCTGATCGTGAATCCTGGGATGAGTGGGCCAGAGATCTCGAGAGGGAGTACCAAGCGATCCCCGAGGACACGGAGGATCCGGCGCTTCAGCGCCGCCGTGAGGACCTCGAGCTGCTCCTCGATTGGATCGAGAAGCTGACCGGCCTTCCAGCCCTCACCGATGCCGACGCACGGCGTTACGCGGAAGGGATCACTAGGCAGGGAGAGATCGAGGATCGGGATTCGTTCCTGGCTCGCATGGGCGGTCGGGAGTTGGGGATGAGAGGAGGTCATCCGATCTGGAGGTTTGCCGATGGCGATCCGTTCTCCGAGATCCTGCTCGACTTCGAGAGGGACATGCTCCAGTTGGATGAGCTTCACAGGGCGTTCCCCGGCTTCTCCGAGGAGCTGGAGAAGGCGCGGCAGAACCTCGTCAGGCTCAAGAACGAGGGGCTCGCCGATCTCGGCAACCAGCTCCTTGGAGTGCTCGATCCCAACTGGAACTTCCTCCAGGGATTGAGGGACGGTCTGGAGGCCCTGGATCTGCTCAGGAACAACGCGGACGTGTTGCAGCAGTTGGGCTTGGATCCTTCGGAGATCGAGCGCTCAGGAGGCGTGTGGGCTCGCAACAACGTCCTCGACGTGTCGAGGTCTCTTGCCCAGGCCATCGGCAACCAGGACATCCTCAACGAGCTACAGGCCCACGAACGACAGCTCCAGATCCAGGATTACGTTCAGAGGATTGAGTGGCTCAGGAACATGGGCGTGGTCTCAGGAGAGGTTGCCGACAAGCTCAAGGACATTGCTCAGGTGGTCGAGGAGTCCCTGGGAGATGAGGACGTACAGCGCCGGCTCGACCCCAGGTACCAGCAGTCCATCGACATCCGAGATCAGCTCAGGTACCAGGGCGATGCGCCGTTTAGGCGGTCCCTCCAGGAGTACGCCGATCAGGTGGCGACGATCCGCAAGTACCTCTTGCCCGAGGACTACGCGGACCTGCTGCCGGAAGGAGAGATGAGCCCAGCCGAGAGACGGCTCAGGATAGACTACGCACGGCCGTACAGAGACGCTCTGCGGACGATCAGGTACTCGGGGGACCTGGGATACCTGAGTCCCTACGATCGGATCGAGAAGCTCTCTGAGGAGTTCTTCGGGATTGCCGGCGAGGGAGTGCTTGGGTCTCGAGCAGACGAACTTCCTGGCCTTGGTGAGAACCTGTTGAGAGAGATGGCCGCCGCTTATCCTGTTGGGTCTGCTCCGTATCAAGCTGTTCATGACAGGGTTGCTTCTGTTCTTGATGAGTTCAAGACAGACATTGAAGAGAAGTCTCTTGAAGAGCTTGGTATTGAGGGCAACGATCTCCTTACTCAGTTGGTCAACCTTGGAGAGAAGGCAGAAGAGCAGCTCAGAGAGTATTGGGGAGAGCTGTTCAAGTTGCTTGGTGATGGTCTTCCTGCTCCTGATAGACCTATTCCAGATGGTGGAACTAGGCCACAGCAACCTCCTATTGGTCAACCTCATAAGGTTTTTGATCCAAGAGACATAGATCTTACTGGCAAGGTTGGTGGAGTTGAGCTTTCCAAGAGGTTGTCTGCGCTAAAAATTCATCCTGCGGATCTTGATAACAGTGGGGCTCTTAGTGAATCTGAGATAGACAGGTGGGTCGAGTACGTTGGTCAGTGGGTTGGCCCTGATGGTGTAATCAAACAGATACCAAGATGGCAGAAATGGCTTGCTGATCATGGTATCTATACCCATATAAGCAGGGAAGAATTTCAGCATGGCTACACTGAGTACGACACTCCAAGGCCTGGGCCAAGAGTTCCTTGGTATGTTACTCTTCCTCCAGAAAACCCAGATACTTTGTATTCTACAAGAGACTTCGATCTTAGTGGAAGAGTTGGTGGAGTTGAGTTGAAATCTATGTTTGATTACCTCACCCATCATCCTGGAGACAGAGATAAGAGTGGTGGCCTTAGTCAATGGGAAGTTCAAAAGTGGACTGAGATTGTCGGCAGGTTCCTTGATGATTCGGGTAACTACATAGATGTCCCCTACTGGCAAAAGTGGTTGGCCGAGAAGGGTGCTTACGACCATCTCTCCCCAGAGGAGTTCTTGGCTGGATTTACTCCCTATGTTATTCCGAAACCTCCAGGTCCTCGTGTTGATGTTCACAGGGAACCTATTCCGCCTGCATCAACTCGTGGAGCTTTTGCGACAGAGCTTTTGCCTGGACTCTCAGAGAGTAGAAGTCAGAAACAGATAGAAGTTTCCCAGGAACAGCTTGTCGTGTTGAAGAAGCTCCTCGATGTTGCAGAGTCGCAGGGTCGAGTGGTATAGTCAAACTCCAAACGAAGGAGGCATCGAATGGCAGCGACAAAGGTACTGAGCGCACTGGCAGCGGCCGGCTCACATAACGGCGAGGAGTTCCAGGGAAAGGGTCCCCATGCGTTGTTCTACACGCGATCGGCCTCTTCCACTCTGACACTCCAGGTCAAGGACCCCGAGGGCAACTGGCAATCGCTCCAGGCTCTCTCGAGCGGCTCTTCTGACGGCGTGGTGATCGTGCATCTGGTTGACGGCCACGATCACAGGGTCATCACTCCCAACGCGGGATTCGAATCCGAGGCCTGGATCAGCGAGGCCGGCGAGAATCCCTACAACTATAGTGGGGGAGTCTAATATGGACTTCAAGCAGAGGTTTGCCCGAGCCTGGGATCGGGCGCAAGAGAAGGTCGGCGAGCTGACGGATGATGTCCGCGAGGGCGTCTCCCAGGTTCGGGTCGAGGTGGAGAGTCGCATCGACGATGCGTGGGAGTCTCCGACTGAGCGCCACCTGAGGAAGCAGGTTGGAACGATCCAGGAGGAGAAGCGTCAGGCGGAAGCCAGGGCGAACAGCCTCCGGGAGCAGGTCGACAACCTGACGGTCCAGCGGAATGTCGGCTGGGCGCTCTTCGTCGCGGCCGTGGCGACCTGCGTGATGATGTTGCTGCTGTAGTTTTTCCCCTTCTCACAACAGCAGTGTGAGGCCCTCGGCTGGGATTGTCGAGGGCCTCTTTGTTTGTCAGGGACCCTTCACATGAGCCCACTTCTTGCCGTGGGCGATGTTGAAGATCGTTTGGTGGCTGACGCCGTGTTCTTTGGCGATAGACCTCATGCTCTTCTTCTTCAACAGGGATTTCTTGATCTCGAAAACCTGAGCCTCTGTGAGCTTCCGGGGCTGCCTCTTCCTCTTCACCATGTCGTCCATGTTGTTGGCGTGAGTGCCGAGGTAGAGGTGCTTCGGGTTGCAGCACGGAGGGTTGTCGCAGCGGTGGAGGACCATCATCCCCTCAGGGATGGGGCCGTTGGTCAGCTCCCATGCGATTTGGTGAGTGCCTTTGCGCCGGCCGTCAACGCGAGCTTGACCGTACTCTCCCGAGTCCTTGGACCCAGGCCATTCCCAGCACTCCTTGTTCTGCTTGGCCCTGGTCCAGAACCAGGTCTCGAATCCCATTGGCGAGAGCATAGCACAAACGTCAACCTCTCCAGGAGGGGTTGACACGGCTCCCGAGTGTCCTGTAGTCTTGTTCCGCAACAACGGGTGGCCGACCCCCTGGCGCGGCCACCAGAAAGGAACGAGCTGGGGATGGACAACTGGAAGCGCTTCATGGAGGCCTGGGAAGGGGACGATCCTCACTTCGTCCTCTGCCGCCCCGACAAGGCCCCGGCGACGGAGATCTGGAAGGAGATCAGCCCCTCCCCAGAGACCCACGGTGGCCCTGTGGGGATCGTTCCCTGGTCCATCGGATGCGCGGTTGTCGATGTGGATGCAGGCGAGAGGGAGCGGAACCGCGTTGTGCGGTCGCTTGGCCCCCCGGCTGCCGAGATGCGGTCCATGAACGGCGGATGGCACCTCTGGTACTGGCAGACCAAGCCCTTTACCAAGGGCAAGTTCGAGCACGGCGATCTCATCTGCTCCGGTGGCTACGTTGTGGTCACCGAGCCCGAGCGCCTGCTCGATCTACACAGCTTTGAGGGCAGGAGCCTCGATGTCAGGCGCACTCGAGATCATCGGTGTCTCGAGGCGGCCGCTGATGGGATTGGCAAGGGGACGAGGAACAACCCCTTCGTCATGGCTATCCGGTCAGCTCGCCGTGACGCCGTCGAGGCCCCTGCTCTTCAATGGGAGTTCGGATCCTCGATGCTCTTTGAGGAGCCGGACTTCTGGGTGAAGAACGGGGATGTGGCGACCGCCGCCCGCCTCGTCAACACCAACGAGCGGTTGGGATGTCCGCTCGACGCAGAGCAGCTTCGACAGCTCTGTGAGGAGGCATGCGGAGAGTTGTCTCCTGCGGCTTTGGAGGTCCTGGCTTTGGCCGGCGGCGAAACAGACCTTGGTCAGACCTCCAGGGCCGCTCACACTCTCGAGAGGGACCTCGAGATCGCCTCCATGCGCGATGACGGCTACACCTGGGCTGAGATCGGGGTGGAGTTCGAAATCGACCCCTCGACGGCTCACAGGGCCTATCAGAGGGTGGCGTGAGTGAACTTGTCCTAAGGCCCTACCAGGAGAGTGGGGTGGCTCGAGCCTGCTCAATGATGGATGAGGGGCTCAGTCCTCTTGTGCAATCTCCAACAGGGTCGGGTAAGACCATCATGGCTACGGAGATCGTGAAGCGTTCTCCAAAGCCTGTGCTGGCTATTGCTCATTCGGAGGAGATCCACGGACAAACGATAGACAAGTTTTTGAAGGCCGGCCTAAGGGTTGGGTCTATTACTTCGGATACCAGGACTGGTCAATATCTCAATGGATCCCTATGGGGCCATGATGTTGTCGTGGCGATGCAGAAAACCGTGTGGTCTCGTCTAAAGAAGGGTCATCATCTAGGCGACTACAAGAGATTGATCATCGATGAGTGCCACCATGTTCTTGCCAAGACATGGATGTACATCGTCAACCACTACGATATTCCCCGGTGTGGTCTCAGCGCAACCCCTTCGAGGTCCGATGGTCGAGGCCTTGGATCCCCTGATGATAGCGGCAAGCCCATCTTCGATGAGATCGTGGTGGCTGCTTTGTATAAGGAACTGATCGAGGATAATTTCCTCGTTGATGCTCCGGCCAACAAGATCTACACATGGGACATCGACACATCTGAGTTCAAGACCGCCATGGGCGACTATCAGATGGGAGGTAAGTATGGTGCATCCAAGAAGCTCAACACTGTCAAGCGAGTTGGCGATTGCGTTGCTTACTGGATGCAACTTGCCAGAGGCAAGCGCACTCTTTGTTTTGCCTCCTCAGTCGATCACTCCCTTCATCTCGTCGAGAGGTTCATTGGACAGGGAATACGAGCTGTTCACGTTGACGGAGAAACCGACAAGGACTATCGAAGACAAGTCAAGCATGACCTGGAAGCCGGTGACATCGACATCGTCTCCAACTATGGAATCTACACCGAGGGGTTTGACTGTGTAGAGGTAGAGTGCATCATCCTTGAGAGGCCTACCAGGCTCCCTCATCTGTACCTACAGATGGCTGGCAGAGGACTGAGACCTGCTGATCACATTGATAAGACTGATCTGATGATCATCGATCCTGTCGGTTGTGTGGCTCGCATGGGTCGCCCAACGCTCGACAGGCATTGGAGCCTTAGCAGCAATAACAAGGCTGCCAGTGAACCGGATGAAGAGGACGAGGAAGAGACCAAGGAGTGCGGAGGATGTGGAGTTCAGTTGTCCGCTATTCCTTGCGAGGTCTGTGGCTGGGAGCCTGAGTACCCTGCGTCTATGGGTGGAGGCAAGGTAAGTCAGGATGACTGGTTTGCCACAGGAACTCTTGTCCGCCTCTCGGATCGAATCAAGGCAGAGATGGAGGAGATCCACTCTGACCCCAACAGAGACAGGTACTTGTCTTTGCTATCCCAGGCAGAGCGTAGAGGTCTCAAGTCTGGGTGGGCCTACTACAGGTACCGCGACGAGACTGGAGAAGAGCCGAACGAAATGTGGTCCTTGCCGGACCCGAGAAAGGTTGAGCCGACAGAGTTCTATGAGAGCTGTGTCGAGTTCGCAACGAGCCGGGGGTGGAAGCCAGGGTGGGCCTACTTCCGGTTCAAGGACATCTACGATCGCCCACCCACACCAGAAGAGAAAGGAGTCTACGCATGACGAAGAAGAAGGCCCCACCAATCACGATGGACCCACCGCCCGCCCTCGAGGCTGACGAGGAGACCCAGGGGGACCAGGAACAGCAGCAGGAGGCCCAGGCGGCCGCTCAGGCTGCCCAGGAGTCCTCCAGGGACGCCTCGGCGCTGGAGATCGACCACCTCGACCTCAGGCGCTCTAAGAGCGCCCTGAATCAGACGGAGCTGGTCTACGACAAGCTGATCCGTCTTCGCTTCCAGGAAAGCGACGAGGTTGCTCAGGTGTGTCTCGAGGCCGCTCAGAATGCGGTCAGCGCCCTCGTGGTCCTGCGGCAGAACATCGATCTGCTGCGGGTGGGGATGGCTCGCTAGTGGGAGCCGCTCAGTGGACGGTGTTGATCGTGCTCACGCTTTCGCTTGGGCTCGGTCACGCCGTTTACATCACCACCCTTCGTTACAACAAGCAACTGAGCAGCGCTTATGTTATCTCGGCATTGGTCTTTCAACTTCTGTTGGGAGCTATGCTGGCTGCATTCGTGTTGCTCGCTGTGAGAGGAGGATAGAGAATTGGCACTGAAACTATCTGAGGAGGCTCCATCACGTCCGGTGATAGGCTTGGTTTACGGCAGAGGAGGTAGTCGAAAGACATCCTTCGCCAACACGGCAAAGAGGCCTTTGGTTATTGCGTTTGACCAAAGAGGCTACAGCCGTTCATTTCGCCAGTCGGAAGCAAGGGTGTATGTCAATGCCTGGGAAGAGATCTCGGCCATTGAGCCGTCAGACCTCAAGGGGTACGACACACTGATTGTCGACACCCTTGGCAGGGCTTTGGATTCCGCAGCCGAGAAGGCGATCAGGGACTCACCCAAGAATGCCATCCGTTCCACAGGAGCGTTGAGCAAGCAAGGGTACGGTGCGGTCAAGAAGATGTTCAGGGATTGGCTCTTCAAGTTTGTTGACCACATCGATGTCATCCTGATTGCTCAGGATCGCACGGTTCCGAATCCCGAGGATGCGGACGTGGATATGTCGATCCCCGAGATTGTCGGTGGAACCAAGACACTGATCCACGAGGAGTGCGACTTCATTGGTTGGGCTCGAGCTGCTGATGGAGACAAGTTCTTTGTGTCCTTCAACCCCTCCGCAAGGTGGGTTGCGAAGAGTTCGCCGGCTGGTCTCAGCACAATCGAGATCGCTCCTGATGACGAGAACCTGATGGCTGGCATCATCGAGAGAGTCAAGGCCAGCATTGCCGACATGGCTAACTCGGAGAAGGCCGAGGCAATCAGTGAGGCTCGAGCGGCCCTGTCTTCGTGCAAGGACGTGAAGGCGCTCAACAAGGTCACCAAGGCTGCGATGAAGGCAGAGGTCGTCACAATCCTCTGGCAGGAGATCGCCACCCTTGGAACCGAACTCGGTTACGAGTGGGATCGCGAGAAGAAGGTGTGGGCTGAGGCTCAGGAGGAATCCAGTGAATGATCTGGAAGAGGCTATCGAGTCAATGGAGTCTGCCCTTGTTATTGTTGGTGGCTTTGATCTTGATGGTCTTACGGATGATCAAGACAAGTGGATCATGAGTTCGTATAGGAAGCTGCAAAGCTCCATCGACGATCTCAGGGACGCTATCGAGAGCATAGATGATGGCTCTTAGTCTCGCACCACCCGATGTAGAGCCCCAGGATGTGTGGAAGGTCTACCCCACACACCTGGAGTCTCTACGTCGATACGACCAAGGATACCTCGACGATGACGAGATGCGTCAGCGCTTGTCTGGGGAATACGAACAGAACGAGAAGATGAGGATCGGTCATGCGATCCATGAGGCTCTCGAGAGCGGGATCAATGCCCCGATCGAGAGTGAGAGTGAGTTGCGGATGGTTGGTCGAGGGTGGGGTTGTAGAGACCTAGCTTTTGGCAAGAACAGGGTTAAGTGGCATCGAGACACTGCATTCCTGGAGCGGCCGTTCAAGATTGCCTACGACACACCAGTAGGTAAGATTATCCTCAGTGGGAGAGCTGATGTCATAACGGAGTCTGGAACTGTTGTCGACTACAAGACCTCGACAAGGGCTCCTAACTTCGAGGTGTCAGCTTACCCTTCCTGGCAGTGGAGGTCTTATCTTGTTGCTCTTCAATGCGAGCACTTCGTATATCGACACTTCCAGTATCGGTATGACGGAGGCAACATTGTTGAGCTGTACGAGCCGGTCGATCTTGATCTCTATCTTTCAGCGACCGAGAGGCCAGCGATGGAAGTCAAGATGATCAATACGATGGTTGATGTCGTGAAGATCGCAAAGGCTCTTGGAGTCGACAAGGAGATCGAAGCATGAACAAGAGAGAGGAAAGGAAACACATGAAGAACGCTGTCTCCAAGTTCGAGAGGGCGTTCATCAATGGCACCGGGGCTCGCTTTACCAAGGAAGAGACCTATGCCATCGTCAGCGCCCTTACCGAGGGTGCCTGGGACAAGGAAATGGGCAAGGCTGTAGCGGAGGCAACTCGCAATGCAGTTGTCCAGTGAAGCTGGGCAAGCTGAGGGTCGCCTTCTGAGAGCCCTTGCTGCCTGGGCGGCTGGGGAGATCGATGACAGGTCGTTCTACGGCGCTCTGAACCATGCTCTTCTTCATGTGAGAAGGGAGACTATATTCGACATCTTGTGTGGACATGCCCTACCTGAGAGCGTGTATGACAAGGTGTTCGAGCAGATCGAATTTGAGATGATTCGCGTCAAGAAGATTCTCAACAGCACTCGACGAAGAGAGGTCAGCAGAGAGTGCAACAACAAGTACCGTGTTCTTTGCGCTAGAAGGTCTGCTCTAGTTGAGGCCAATGACTATGTTCGTGACAACGAACTATAGAAAGGGAGGCAAGATGCCAACCATCGCTGAACTCCAGAAGGAGTGCTACGCGATTGCTGATGATCACGGGTTTCACGACAAGCCCAGGGACTTCGGCCTCGTAATCGCTCTGATCCACTCAGAGGCAAGCGAGGCGTTGGAGTCGTACAGAGACAGCGAGCCTGTTCAGAGACAGCTCGAGGAGTTTGCTGACATTTGTATCAGGGTGTTTGATGCCTGTGAGGAATTCCAACTTGGTGATCTCGAACAAGCCATCTTGAAGAAGATGGAGAAAAACAGAGGTCGCCCACACATGCACGGGAAGACATGCTGAGCTTGGTGATTGGCATAGCGTTGTATATCGCTTTGTCGTTCATGTTCTGCTTTGTCTTCCACCTTTGGATGGAGGAAGATAGACAATGCTAGGAGCGATACTCGGATTCTTCGGGCCTTATGTGCCTGACTTGATCGGTCTCTTCCGCGATAGAGGTGACCGAAAGCATGAGATGGAGATGATGCGTCTCCGTTTCCAGTTCGCCGATGCTGAGGCTGACCGTCTTGCTTGGCGTGACGCTGCAACAGCAGGGGCTCGGGATCGTTCGTCTGCCAGGGCTTACCAGCCGGCGTTGAGCATCAGGCTTCTTGATGCCGCCAGAAGGTGGAAACTGATGCCTCGATGGCTGCTTGCGGGCCTTGTAGCTCTCTTTGGCTTCGTAGACTTCGTGAGCCAGACTGTGAGGCCTGTAGTCACCTATCTGGTTGTTGGTCTATGGTTCTTCCTGCTGATCGGAGCAATCAGAGAGGTGGTTGGAGGAGATACTCTCTGGTCATCGATGTCTGGTTCTAGAAACAACTTTGTGATGGGCCTGTTGTCCGCTGTTGTCCCTAGTCAACCTCAAACTCTTGTTCTTGTCCTCGAGGCTTTCTATTTTGGTGACGTTGTTCTCAGCATTATCTTTTTCTGGTTTGGTCAGAGGACTCGCACGAGGATGATGGAGGGGCGATGAGCGCTAGAGCCGTAAAGCTCGCAAAGCAGATCATCTCTCGTTGGGAGGGTTGCCACCTGGAGCCGTACAAGTGTCCGGCTGGATTCCCGACCGTAGGGTTTGGCCGTCTCCTGGGGCCTAGAAGCGCCGATCTCGACGACTTCCGGGCGATCACCCAGGACGAGGCCGACTCCTACCTGGAAGAGGACGTGAGGAGCCACATGAACCAAGTCTTGGGCTTGATCGATGTGCCTCTCACAGATGCAATGCTGGCGGCTCTGACGAGTTTCACCTATAACCTGGGAGCGGGACGCCTCGAGGCGTCTACGCTCCGCAGGGTTATCAACAGGGGTCACTACTGCGAAGCGCCCAGGCAGTTCGAGAGGTGGGTGTGGGCTGGTGGGGTCAAGTTGCGTGGCCTTGTCAGGAGGCGGGACGACGAGATCGCCCTGTGGGAAAGCGAGGGACTTCCGGCATGAGGATTCCCAATGCCTTGTTTGGGTGTGAAGCCGGCCACTCTTGTGGTGACAACGGTGGGTACGACTACATTGCTCTGTCTGCGGCGGAACTGTATTGGGATGTCGCAGGAAGTAGATGGGTCTGTGAGTATTGCTATGACGACCTCGAAGAGAGAGAGGATTGGGATAAGGTCAAGGTTCTGCAACAAGTCATCGATAGCACAGAAGACAATGAGCTGCTAAAGCTCTTTAGGAGTGACAATGCCCAAACCTAGTGGAGTCAAAAAGAAGAGCGAAGGCGAGCAGAAGAAGAAGAGCAATGTCCTCCGTCAACACACCAAGAGACAGGCAACCAATCGTATGGGCCATGGTGGATACCCACCATTGCTCGACACCTCAAAGAGGCATAGCGACGCTATCCCTCTTTATTATCTCATCAACGGGGATCCGGTGTATCCAACGAAGAAGGTGAAGTACCCTGATCGTATGCCGGCTTCCGCAACAAGGGCCTGAGCACAGGCTTAGAAAAAGGAGAAGAAGATGGAAGTTCAGAATGGAATTAAGGTTCGGTGCATGATCACTGGGTTTGAGGGTGTGGTGATGGCTATTTGTCACTACTGGACCGGATGTACCCATGCTTAGGTGAAGCCCATGAATCTCAACAGCAAGGGCTATCCTGACAAGGCGGTGTGGATCGATGTGCAACGTCTTGACATTCTTGATGAGGGAGAAATCCTCAATCCCATCGCCAGGGATCGCTCTGATAGAGCCCCTGTAGCGGCCGTGGGAGGCCCACCAGAGCACGGCAACTCTCCGGGTTATTCTTGATTCTGTGCTAGGGTTTGGTTGCGGGGTGGAGCAGTGGTAGCTCGTCTGGCTCATTACCAGAAGGCCGAAGGTTCAATTCCTTCCCCCGCAACCACCCTTGTTCCCAAGGTCCCCAGAAAGGCGAGGCTTTCAGTGTCGAACGAGTCGCCGGGTGAGATCTTATCGGGCCTGACCAAGAAGAATATGGTCCTCGCCTTCACCGGGGGGCAGTTCTCGATGCTGGATTGGGTGGAGGCCATGATGGCTCGCGTCGGACCCTGCGATCTGACGATCTGCTCCTGGACTGCATCGAAGGCGGCTGCGCAGCGGATCGGCTCTTGGCTCAAGTCAGGCAAGGCTGGTTCGATCAAGATGATCATCGACGACTCGCTAGCCTCTCGGCAGCCCCGAGCCCACGAGGCGCTTGAGGAGGCGGTCGGGACGGAGAACCTCGTGGAAATGTCGGTTCACGCGAAGTTCGCCATTGCCAAGGGAAAGAAGGAGACTTTGACGGCGCTCATGTCTGGAAACTTGACCAGTACCCCGGCTGCCGAGTATTATTTGGTCGAATCGGGACCCGGCCTCTACGAGGGAGTCAAGGAGCTTGTCAACAAGGTGTGGAACTGCGACATCGAGGCCGGCCGGGTTTGGGGTCAGCTTCGATCCAAAGAAACCGCTGAGAAAGTTGGCGGCGTTTCCGTCTTTGAGATGACCTTGAGATGACCAAGAAAGACAAAAGTGTCATGGTTCGCTTTTCTCCCCATGTTCACAAAAGACTTATGGATCAGTGCAAGTTCTTTGGTGTAACCATGTCTGAGTTTGTACGAGCTTTGGTCCATCAAGGTCTAAACAGGACAGAGCAAGCTCAAAGCATGATAGTGGAGGACTATAAGTGAAGAAAGTCTTTGAGTTCTCGACCAGGAACCTTGAGAGCGATCCTTTCACCGTCAAGGGTGGTAGGTACATGATCGCTGTCAAGGACATCGGATCTGGTGCTGTCACTCTCCATGTTGATGTGGAGGGTGATTGGATCACTCATGATGCTTTCTCTGAGAATGGTGCCTGGGGCATGTTCCTCAGTGGATACCATGAGTACAGGTTGGTTGGTCCTGATGGGTGTACCGCTGTTGTCTCTCGCATTGACGATCGAGCTTACAGCGACACGACTCTGTAATGCCCACTCGAATCGGCTTTGGAGGCAGCTCCTCTACTACGGTCGTGGGGACTACCCATGACTCTCCGCGTAGGGTAACGAGTCTTGTTTCCGATGCTCCTGTTGGTCGGGTGGTGTACCTGACGAAGACTCATGGAACGGCTTCTCCGGGTCGTTACGAGTCGATGGGGAGTGGCGTGTGGAGGGCTGCTCCGGTTCTGTTGGCACTTCAAGTAGGGTCAAGGAGGCCCTGGGTGTCTGGGACCATGTACTTCCCTGGTGATATTGTTACTCAAGATGGAAGATCGTTCTATTGGGATCCTGATAACAACATGCCATCTAGTTCAACTGAGCAACCGCGGCAAAATCAGGCTTACGATAGAAATTGGAGGCGGATGTGACGATTACCCCAGGAAGTTTCGATCGCGTTATCATCGAGTGTTCCTGTTCCTCTCAAGAAGCTTATGCCCCTGGTCATGTTGTTGTTTATGATTCGAGCATCATGAAATGGTGGGATGACGATACAGCGGGAACCCAAGGGCAAGAGCTTCCGTTTCCTGATGGTGGTGGTGGGTACGATCTAACGAACTCTGAGATCATGACGGTGATTGCTGCTGTTCAGTCTGGTGCGGCAGAGGTTTACTATGTTGATGGGCGAACTCCCATCGCATACGATGATCTCCCTGAGCAGTTTTCAACCATCCATTTTGCCCACCCTTTCCATCCTTCGGATGGTTGGAAGATGTTCAGTCGCATGGCGACTCATGGCGATCTCACCGAGACCACATCTCGAAGGCACTTTACCTTTCGTGGTGGAGTCGTGCCTGGGAGAACAGCTCCCACCGATGCCAACATTGACCAGTCTCTTGAGGATTGGTATGCCTTTCGCAACGGTCCTACTCTTGGGTTGCGTTTGCTGATTCCTGAGGCTGAGGATCTTCGAGAAGCAGATCTCACCACCTACGCGCCGACCAAGGCGATGCGTGATTTCCTCGAGTCGATACGAGCACCAGAGTCAACTACCCCTCTTCCGCCATCGATTGCAGATGCTTGGCCGACGACGCCGGTGCTGTACTTCGATCTGCCGATCGGCCCTGGCAACACGGTTTTTCGAGCGCGAATCCCAATCACCATTTATTCCCGAACGAGCACGGGTGCTCTGACCGGCGTATGGGTGGTTCTTACCATCGACGCCGACGCTGTAGTTGATATCGATCTCGTCAATGGTCTGCTTCAACGGACGGTTGTATCGATTCCTGCCGCAGGGGTAGAACTCGAGAACCTTTGGGGTGACCAGAACACTCGAGGTTACGTCCGCGATCTGGTCTTCCGAGGTGGTCGGATCAGCATGCCGAACGGGATGCCGCTCGCCCATTTCCGCGATCCCGCTTCGGCGCTCGAGCGCACCCTTCCCGCCGCGTCGGGCTACGGGCGGACAACCGAATGGGATCAGCTCCCGGACTACACCACGGGCATCAAGCGCATCCCCTATCCCGAGGAGATGCCTTTCGTCAACACGATTCATGCCGACCTCACGGCGGATGCCGAGTTGCGGCTGGACTTCGAGGATCGGGTCGTAGGGTTTGCTGGCGTCGATCGACGAATTGAGCTTCACAACAGGAGTGACTCCGGTGGTGGTTCCGTCATCATTCGTAATGCTCCTGCGCCCGCTGAGATGCTCAGGCTGCTTCCTGGAGAGGCATGCTCGATCATTGTGTCGCTCTCGGTTCTGGGTACTCGAGAGTGGCGTATCGTCGATGCTCCCCTGAGGTACCTTGTGAGAGGCGGGGCCTACTTCAACCTCACCACCGATCCCTACGATTGGGACACGGGTGGTGTGGACTTCGAGTTCCGGCCTTGGTTCCCTGATGCAACGCGCACTCTGCGGCGGAATGTGGATGAGTTCGTATTCGGGTCCGAGTCGGCTCACTCAGCCAACGATGAGCTGGCCGATGGCCTTTCGTTCTCGCCGCACGTTGCCGAGATCGAGCACGACGGCGACTTCATCTTCTACCAAGTCACTGAGCTTGAGGTCCGTGGTAACGGTGTTCTCAAGAACGGCCATGCTTCGGTTTTGGTGAGGCAGCGTGGAAGCGATGTGTCGGTCATCGGACGGACGTGGCAGCCGGACCTTACGGGGGTTGGGTTCCACCGCACCTACACCACGACGTTTGTTGACGAGTGTCAGGAAGGTGATCGTTACGTTGCAGGCCTTCTCTACCCCACGTCAGGTACCACCGTTGCATTTTCCAACCTGCGGATCAACACCATCTCCCAGATCATGCGAGTAGCGCCGAGGATTGCCGTATGAGCCCCTTCAAGACTTTCCTTGTTCTCACCCGCAGCTCTCAACAAGAACTGGAGTAGAGGTATGGCGCACAATCGAGCGACTGAACAAGCGAAGGCTCTTGGTCTAGAAAGGATGGAGCAGGCTCGCCGCATCCTCCTTGCTGATCGTGACAGCACATGGTTCGACACTGCCTGTTCTGCGAGTGGTGGTGGGCAACTCATGGACCGGAACTGGTATGCCCGGTGCAGGGTAGCCATGTGGCACGATGGGATCCTATTGGCCGATGATGGCAATTGGGCCAGCTTCTTGCGGGAGATCAACCATTGGCCCTCGATGCTCTGGGCGGCTCTCTTGGTGGCCACAGAGCTTAGGAGGACGGTAGAGGGCATCTACCCCTCCGATCAGGCAAACAACCTCGCCATGACGATCAGGACCGCTCAGGGAGTGACTATTTCCAAGGCCGATTGGGTACCGAAGAATCTGACCCGGCACAGCCAGTTGAAGATCCTGAGCTGGTGCGGAGTTGTTGGGGGCAGCTTGCCCTCAGTGCAGGCGTTCCAGTGATTCGTCGTCGCCGAATTCTTCGCGCCATACGGCATACCTTTGGGCCGTGGCCCTGGGTAGGGGTGGCGTTGATGGTGCTTGGGGCTGGAGCCTGCGTTCGCGGCGTTGTGGAGGTGCTCTGATGACTCGCATTGACATGATCGACGAGGCCACTCGCAACTACGAGGGTCGGCGCACCAAGGACGGCCGCCCGTACCTGTCTACGCTCAACAGGCGCTTCATGCCGGCCCGAATCACTGGCAGCGAGAGGGATGCCTCCTACAAGAGAGTTCGGGGCCGGAAGACCGGCTATGCCCGCGAGATCGAGGAACTGGCTCAGTTCTTGGTTCGGGACTTCCACGATTGGTCGGCTCAGGGTCAATACTTCCTCGAGCCTGGGTTCAGGGATTTAGTGGGCAGGTCTAACAAAACGATCTCGGTTCACTACCTCGCTCTCCGCGACGATTGGGAAGATGATTGTCGTCGAGCCCTTGATGCGTGGGAGCGGCTTGGTTTCGAGTTTGAGGAAGGTGATGATCCTCTGACTGTTGATGTGGTTGTTGACGATGAGAAGCGAGGAGCATTCGCTTTGAGGCGCATGGGCTACGTTGGCAGACATCAGGATGGAAAGCCTGTTGTTCACTCTGTTGCTCGAGAGATCAACATCTGGAAGGAATGGCCTGAGTGGCAACTGTATCATGCCATGGTGCATGAGATTGGTCATGTGCTTGGCCTTGGTCACCCTGGCCCTTACAACGCACAGCGCCCTCCTCAAGCAAACCCACATGACACAGCAAAGAACAGCGTCATGAGCTATTACGGTAGAGGTAAGGGCGTAATAGGTGATGCTGATCGCCTTGCAATCGATATGATTTACGGAGATTGAATGGACTTCAACTCATTGCCAACATGGGTTGGCATTGCTAGCATTCTGGGTGCTGTTCTGTGGCTTCGCAGAGACTTGGTTTCTCATGGGAAAGAGAGTCGTCAAAGAGCTGTTGACATTGCTGTGTGGAGACAGAGAATCGAGGATCGAGTTGAGAGGCTTGAGGACGGCAAGGATCGTCTGTTTTCTTTGTTGCAGAAGTTGGAATCTGAAATTCGTGAGCTTCTTCGCCGCCTTGATCTTAAGGAAGGGAGAGACAAAGAATGAGCAAACCCTTCAAGTATTACTTCGATGGTGAGTTCCACAGGGCCACCAAGGAGAAGCCTGGGTATGAACCTCGATCCCGGATCCCCAAGGGTTACCACAAGACTCTCAAGATCTCCTGCGAGGTTGAGATCCCGAACTTCAATCTTCCTGATGGTCTGATCCTCTTCGCTGGCCGGAACGACGCTCCAGGGCGCAACCCGACCCGCAACCTGCTCTGCTTCGCAGTTGCCAGAAGGATCAAACATGGTCAGCGCAAGGGCGAATATGAGGTCATCGTCCGCCATGGCCCCAGGGTTCCAGGCGGCTGGAAGAACCGTGGCAGGATCGTTTGCAATGGCACCCTGACTCCGGGGACCTACAAGGTCGAACTGAAGTACCGGGTGGTCGGCAAGGATGCCTCGGTCCTCTTCAAGATGACGCGTCCGGATGGCACCAACGCGGTGATCGGTACGGGCTCTGGCAAGGCGAGCACTCTGGTCTTCGACGGTCGTCGCGAGCTGGCTGCCGGCTTCGGGTTCGATCCAGCGGCCGATGCCGCGAAGGCAGCCCAGATTGGTTGGGTGTGGAGGGATCTCCTCGTCGAGATGAATTGAGATGCCCCGAAAGTGGTGTGAATACCCAGGATGCTCAACCCTTGTTGACAAGGGCATGTGCGATGATCATGAAGAAAGCACCACAAGAGTTGTTAGCCCCGAAAGACGTGAGAGGAAGCGCATCTATGACTCTGCTAGGTGGAGAGCACTTAGGCAGGTTATCCTCTCGAAGTACGATGATGTCTGCGCTCAATGCGGGGCGCTTGCCTCAGACATCCACCATAAGGTATCCTTGGCAGACGGAGGCGACCCCTGGGATGAAGACAACCTAGAAGCGTTGTGTAAACGCTGTCATTCCAAGGAAACAGCCAGGGAAAGAAAGAGGAGGCTCTAATGCCGAAGCTACAGGATCAGGTCGACGCCGATGGGGATCGGGGCGATCTGGGGACCGGCGCACGGGTAGCCGAGTCCAAGAAGCTCCGGGGTCGCCGCGAGGCCGCCAACGAGCGGCTCAAGGCCATCCGGGAGGAGGCCCGCAAGGCCGAGGAGAAGGAGGAGGGTGGCAAGGACCGCATCCTTCGGGACAAGAAGGAAGAGGTCGAGAAGATCCTCGATGACATGGAGGTGCTCGACACCGCCATCGATCTCGAGGAGCGCCTCGAGCGTTCCGAGATGCTCGCCAAGCAGCAGGACGAGAACGGCGAGCGGAAGACCGAGGACTTCATCGAGCGCGTGGGAAGGGAACACAGTGATCGCATGGCCCAGGGCCTCGATATCGAGATTCGGCGGCGGGTCGAGCATCGGAACCTCGTGGGTGAGTTCACTCGCAAGAAGGACTATCGACAGGCCTTCTGGCAGGCGATCATGGAGCCGACGAAACTGACGGACGAAGAGGCGCGGCTGCTGCGGCGGGCGAACGAGCTTCGCGCCGGTGGCGTTGGTGGTGACATCGCTCAGGCCCAGACTCAGGAAGCGGATGCGGCCGGTGGCCTGCTTTGCCCCGAGGAATGGGAGCGGGGGATTCACTCCTATCTCCAGACCTACGGTGGAATCATGGGTACGCCCTACTCTCGCATCAACGTTCCACATGGCCGTCTGATGCACTTCATCTTCGACAGGGACATTCAGGTTGGTGGTGAGATTCTGGCTCCCCAGAAGTCTGCCAATACTAATGACTATGGTCTAGGCACCGCAGTCATTCCCACGAACGAGGTGATGGATACCATCAATGACCTTACGAATCAGAGTGCAACTGGCAGTCTGACGATTGGCAGTCGTCAGACTCGTGGAGCGATCGGTGAACATGCTGGAACCACCTACGGTGGCTTCCATGTGTTCGAGAAGGCCTTCAAGCCCTATGTCTTCTCTACCAAGGGTATCGAGATTGCAAACACCTTGTTCGAGGATGAGGTCTACAACTTCGCCAACATGATTCGGCGAAAGATGACGGATCGCCTGTTCCGCATGCTGTCCTACATCTTCACCGTTCGTGGCCTGGGGCCGGCCTACAACCAGCCCAGGGGTCTGATGCGGAGTTCGACCACGTTCCCCTACAAGGAGGACAACTTCGATCGTTCCGGGACCAATGTGGCCCGTGACGGGTCTTCAACAGCCACTTCTCGCCTGCTCTCGCAGAACGAGAACGGAATCACCGTGACCGATCTCCTCAACATGGTCCACTCGCTGGATCCGAACTATCGCAGTCGTCAGAGCGTGGGCTTCATGTTCACCGATGGCACTTTGCGGAAGCTCCGGGGTCTGACGGTGGATCCGACCGAGGAGAGCAGGGACATCCGGTTCATCTGGCAGCAGTCGCTCCAGGCAGGAGTGCCGAGCCGGATTCTGGACTACCCCTACTACATCTCGACCGAGATGGACGAGTTCGGTTCCAACACGGACATCGGTTACCGTCAGCCCGAGCTGGCGAACCGAAACCTCGTGGATTCCGGGTCCAGTCACAACAAGGGTCCTGGTGAGTTCATGTTCTTCGGGGACTTCTCCGAGTTCGTGATCCGCACGGTTCCTGGCTTCCGCATTCGCCGGCTGAACGAACTGGCTGCCGAGCGCGACTCGGTGCTCTTCATCGGTCGAGGCCGGTGGGGTTCCGAGGTCATGGTCGAGCATGCCCTCAAGGCCATGCGGACGGCTGGAGGCTCGTAGGGTGCTTCGGGTGAAGACCATCTCCTCCGTTCACATTGGTGAAGACCATGTGGGCGGAGGGGTCACCCTCACCTCCAAGGAGTTCTCGGAGGACACTCTGAGGTCTCTCATGGCCCAGGGCGTGGCGATCGAAGTCACTGCCAAGGGAACCCCCAAGAGAGGCCGGAAGAAGGTCGAGAGGACTGCCAAGGGGTAGGGCTGTGCCTTGCACTACGGTACCCACATCGAGGGCCGAGGGAAGCCTGATCGGTTTCACTGAGACCACGAGAAGGCTTCGCCTCGGTACCCTCGATGCCGCCCGTGAAGAGGCGGTCAGATCCATCCTCGAGGAGGTCACGGATCTAGCTGCCGATGTCATTGGCAGGAGCATCGTCCTTCGCTACTACCGGATGAATGTCTGGGAGGAGAGGAAGACGAACGAGCTGCTCCTTGACCATTGGCCGATCGATCCGGGCTCCGTCACCTTCACCCTTCCCGAGGGAGAGGAGCTGGGGGAGTGGAGGATTCTCGAGGACTCTCTCTGGGCCGAGAAGGGGTGGCCGATGCCTCTGGAGGTTCGCTACGCTGCGGGATGGGTACCCCCGCACCTGATCAAGGATTGGGCGGCGAGAACCGAGTACGCGGCCGGCGATTGGGTGCGGCCCTCGAGTTATATTGGGCTCCTCCAAGTAAACGAGGACTGGACGAGCGCCGCTGCGGAGGTCAACTGGACGGACGCCGATGTGCGCCCGGAAGAGGTGGCCTACCGGCGCGTGGAGGAGTTGCCCCGCTCGATCATCGCCGCTTGTTACGAAGCGGTCATCGCTCTGTGGCGTCGCCGTGACTTTCCTCGAGACATCGTTGAGATGCAGGCAGAGGGCGTCAGGATCAGGTTCGACGAGGGGAGGGGCGGTGACTCCACCGGCCTCTCCAAGCGCTTCTACGAGACCCTGGAGCGCTACAGGGCGGTGGTCTGATGGGCCGCTACGAGCGCTGGTGGAACGGAGCGAGGCAGGAGCAGCGGTACATCGGCCCGCCTTCCGAGCTGGAGTTCCATCACGGGTTTGGGTACGACTGGCCCGTGGGTCACAAGACGGCCTCGGGGGTGGTCATCTCCGAGGAGACGGCCATGCGCCACGCGGCCGTGTACTCCTGTGTACGGATCATCTCCGAGTCGATGGGCTCTCTCCCCCTTCGGGTGGTCAGGAGGCTCGAGAACGGCGGTGTGGAGCCCCAGGCAGGCCATCTCCTGGACGCCTTGCTCTACCACCGGCCGAACCCGCGTCAGACTCCCACGGTTTTCAAGAGGTTCGTTGCTCACTGCCAGGAGATCAGAGGTAACGGATGGATCCTTGTTGTTCGCAATGAGTACAGCGGTAACCCGGTTTCGCTGATTCCCATCATGCCTCAAAGGGTCATATACGAATCTAACAGGAATGGCAGGGAGTATATCGAGATCGAACAGGACAACGGCCAGCCGATTGTCGTAGACCCCATGGACATGATCCACCTTCCTCATCTCGTCACCGACGAGTCGGGTCTTGGTAAATCTCCCATCCGCAACCATGCGATCGAGCTTGGGTTGGCTACCACCAAGGCCACTGAGCGCTTCTACGGTGAGGGGTACCGTCAGACGGCGGTGATCTCTCATCCAGGCAACCTCAAGAAGGGGACCGGCGAGAGCCTTGCCAAGCGCTTCGAGAAGAAGTACTCCGGTGTGGTCCAGAAGGGGTTCGGGCTCATGGTGCTCGACGAGGGCATGCAGTTCCAGCAGGTAGGGCTCAGCGCCGAGGATGCTGCGTTGCTCGATTCAATGGGCGCTACCAAAGCCGACATCGCTTCGATCTTTCGAGTTCCGTTGATCAAGTTGCAAGAGCTTGACAACGCTCACTACAACAACGCTGAGCATTACGATTCTGAGTACCGCAACGAAGTCAAACTACCCAAGGCGATGCAGTGGGAAGAGGAGATGACATTCAAGCTCCTTACCCCTGCCGAGAGGGAAAGAGGTTTCGAGGTGTGGTTCGACATGAATGCTCAGAACCGTGCAGACCTCAAGAGCAGATCAGAGAATTGGGCATCGGGTGTCGAACATGGATATCTGAGTCCCAATGACATTCTTGGAGAGATGGGTAAGCCGCCTGTGGAACATGGTGACACTAGGTACTACCCAGGAAACCTTGTGCCTCTTGGTGAAAGACCACAGGCGGCACGACCGGGAGGAGGATCCGATGGCAACAACGGACGTTGACAGTCAGGAGCTTCGCAGGGAGTTCCGCATGATGATCGCCGACCTCGAGGCGCGGCGGTACAAGAAGAAAAAGGACCGCGACGGCGAAGAGGAAGAGGTCGAGGAGCTGAGGCTCGAAGGCTACGCTTCCACCTTCGACGAGAAGTACGAGGTCTGGGACTTCGATGAGGTTGTCAGAAAGGGCGCGTTCAAGAGGACTCTTCGTGAGGACGACATCAGAGCCCTGTGGAACCACAGGTCCGACATCGTTCTTGGCCGCAACAAGGCTGGCACACTCGACCTCAGCGAGGACAGCAAGGGCCTTCGGGTTCGGATCCACCTGCCGGACACCCAACAGGCTCGAGACCTCTACACCTCTGTCGAAAGGGGTGACGTTGACCAGATGAGCTTTGGCTTCCAGTGTCGGGAGGAGAAGTGGAAGAAGGCCGAGAAGAAGGGTGAGCGCCCTCTCCGCGAGCTGCTCGACGTTCGGATGCTCGAGGTCTCTCCGGTCACCTTCCCGGCCAACGATGGCACCAGCATCGCCGCTCGAGGCGAATGCCCCGCAGAGGTGCGGTCGGCATACGAGGAGAACCGCTGGGAGGACCCAGAAGCGCCTGAGGGCCCCCCGGCCCCGCCAGAGCAGCCCCCTGGGCCGGAAGATCGCGCCGATCTGGACGCCCTGGAAGCCAGAATGGAGGCTTTGGGTTGATGTCCTTCGTTGACGACCCCAGGATTGTGAAGAGCGAATCAGTGAGTGCTATCGAACAGAGAATCCCGAGCGGCCCTTCAAGCTCGAGGAGCTGCTGTTCGCGGTCTATTCGAGGTGCAAGTGCGGGGCTGGGCTCGCTTTATCCCAGAAACGTGGGACCAAGAGGATCTTGGCGCTGCTCGGCAATCCTGATGGGCGAGGCAAGCGCCGAGGACGAGCACGATGGGGCCATGCCTTTTATCTTCTGGAAGATCAAGGGCGAGGGTCAGCCTTCGGCCGGTGGCGCTACGACGAGGCCTGAGAGTTGAGAGAGGATGACATCTGGGAGTTGAAGCGCAAGCTCAACGAGCTTGAGCGAAGACTGGAGAACTTGGTGATGATCGTGACGGGACTGGACACACAGCAGGTCGCACCTAGTAGCAGCAGCAGCCACGATCATCACGTCCCCATCCATGGTCCGGCAGACTGCCGTCCTGGGTTCTCCTGAGGGGATTGAACCCAGGCCCGGTCGGGGCCTTGACATTTATTGGGCAGGTCCTATAATGGGGGCATGAGTGAACGACTCTCACCTCAAGACTGGAAGCCCAGACGCATCTACTACAACTGGCCGTACTACGGTCCAATCAACTCTCTCTGCCCTCGAGACAGGCCCAAGCCCATCGGGCGCTCGCGCCCGGTGTTGAGGACCATGAAGAGGGGGTTGCCGAAGTGATCAAGCAATTCTCAAAAGGTTGTATGGACACAAGGAGAAACAGGTATGAGTACACTCCTTTTCCATGGCAACTTCGTCCAAAGGTTGACTGGTACAAGGTTGGCAGGATGGTAGCCTTTGCTCTTCCTCCCATTGTTTGGGGAGCGCTCATTACCGCATTACCCTTCGCCTTCTTTGTTCTTCTTACCTGGATTGTGTCATGACTAGGATTCGTCGTACCAAGGCACAGCTTGAGCGCCACGACAACCTAGTTGCATCCCTGGTAGCTCAGTCAGCGCCCGTTAGCGTTCGCAACATCTACTACCAGTTGGTAGCGATGGGTGAGATCCCCAAGACGGAGAAGGCTTACAAGAACCTCGATGTTCGCATGGTCAAGATGCGCCGGAACGGCATGATCGCCTACTCGGACATCGTGGATGCCGGCAGGGCTGGGCAGCACTACTACGGGGCTCGCCTGGGGCCTGAGGAGTGGCTCAGCGAGCGGATCGACAAGGGGTACAGGTCAGACCCCTGGAATGAGGAAGAAGTCCCTCACGTCGAGATCTGGTGCGAGTCCAGCTCGGTCGCCGGCATGTTGAACAAGGTGGCCGTGGAGCACCGCATCTCGATCACCGCCTGCCGTGGCTTCTCGAGTCTGACTCTGGCATACAACGGAGCCGGGGTCATGAACTGGAGGACCGAGGACCTCGACCGGCCGATCCGCATCCTCTACGTTGGGGACTACGATCCGGCCGGCGTCCTGATCGACCAGTCTCTCTTCCAGGAGCTATGCGACCATTGCAACAGTTGGCCCGAGATCACCCGCGTCGCGGTGAACGAGGAGCAGATCACGGAGATGAACCTCCCCACCCGTCCTCGCAAGCACACGGACCTCAGGGCTCAGCACATCCAGGAGACCGTCGAGACTGAGGCGATCCCGGCCGGGACCCTCCGCGAGATGGTTGCCGACGCGGTGAAGAAGCTGATCCCGGAGTGCGATGAGCGCCTTGAGAAGGCGACCGCCCTGGACAGCGCCCGACGAGATCGATTTATTGGGCTCGTCAAACATATCAAGCCCTACGGGATCGAGGGGGCAATCGACAAGCTCAAGCTGAAAGAGCCACCGGCCGAAGATCCCTTTGCGGTCGTCGACCAGTTCGATTGGGCATGAACTGTTCCTGGCAAAGCATCGTTGTTTGGTCAAGCAAGTCTGGTGAACGATATCTCAGGCAGCGTTGTAAGTGCGGGGCGCGTCGAGATATGCGATTCAATCCAGACGGTTCAACGGAGCCCGCTTTGCACCCTGAATGCCTATCTAACCCCATAGTTTCACCTCAACCCGTGGACCTCGATGAGGAATCAGGTCCACAATCCTCACAGACAGCACCCTCATAGCTCGAGGGAATAGGTCTTGGAGTCGGTCGGAATGAGGTGT